TAATATATACTCTAATTTATCTAAATCATACATATAAAAATTACTGTCCATTATACAATTAGTATTATTTTTATTGATATTCTTATTTAACTTTAATATACTTTTATCGCTAAAAACATATTTATTTATATACATTAATGCAGCATTCCATCTGCTCTGTGGCTCTTTGGTCATATCTTCGATGTTGTGCTCTTCACAAAATTTTGTTAGATATAATTCTATGTCATTCTGGAATATCTCCGGTGTGTCTGGTGCTTCCTGTACTTTCTCCATATGTTCCCCCTTTCTGCTGGAGCTTATCCAGCTAATTAATTATTATACATTTAATAACATAAAAATAACCCAATAATATTTTTAATATTATCGGGTGTGAATCTTATATATTTAATTATTAAAATAATATAGCATAAATATATTACAAAGTCAATTTTCTTTGTTTGATTTATAGTTATATTTTTCTAAAATTGGCTTATACAATTTCTCTTCCGCTTGTTTTCGTGCGGCTGCTGCTTCTTCTAGCGTCTTAAAATAGCCTATTATATTTAACTTGCCTTTAAAGCCAATGTATGCAACATAATTGTTCGTTGTTTTTCGATAGCTTACGCCCTTAACTCCGGAAGTGTTTGCTTTCCCCGGCTTATTGCTATTAATTGTGCTAAGATTTGTATTTTCTACCTGGCCTAAATATTTATTTATATTTTTTTTAGAATTTTCCCGCTTTGCACATCCACAGGACACACATCGACCAGATGTAAGATTATGTTGGGTTTTATTAAAGATTTTTCCACAATTTAAACATTTGCACTCCCATATTGCTTGAACTCCCTTCCCACTTATGCGTTTAACCACTTTAATCTTGTTAAATATTTTATTTGTTAAATCTATATCATTCTCTTTTTTAACAACGCCCTTGTATTTTTTGCTTAATCTTTTAGCTGCCACACAGCCACACGATTTACTTTTCCCATACTTTAAATTTTTAACATTTACTTCTTTAACTTTTCCACAAATGCAGCGACATTTGTAATATCTTTCCCCGTTTTTACTTGGGGCTTCTTCTATAACTGTCCAATACGTGCCAGAAATTTTTTCTCCTGGTTCAAACTCTATTCTTTTCATCGTTGTATTCCTGCTTTCTGTTTTAAAATAAAAAAAGATGTATAACCGCCTATTTTAACGATTATACATCTTACGCAGTTTCCTAGCTTAAATCAGTTATTTTTTATCGTTCTTGTATCCAAACGTCTATTATTACGTTATCACTATCGCAATTTATGACGAATGACGTCGAATGTTCAACATCTATAGATGCTACATAAGTGCAATTATCTTGACTTTCTTCGCAAGACATACAAGTCTCGCCTTGCTCGTCATAATCTTCAAAAGCCTCACATACATCTGTATCAAGGTCATCTATATTCCTACCAATAAGTTTTTTTAAATTGGCAAGAACACCCACTTTTGTTATTCGTGGGTCATCTTTTTCCCATGTTGTTTTTAACGTGTCACTATCTAATACATTATATACACCTTCATCTTCGTTAGTATATATATACTCGTCAGAGTATATAGTGCAACATATTCTATCTATTTCTTTTAATCTGTCATTGCTTTCTATAAAGAAATATACATCTGTCGCATATTCATATTCCGTATCGCAAGGTTCATAATTTTCTTTTCCGGATTTTATATTATATCCGAAATTTGCTAGAATAGTTCTTCCTTCTTCATAATTCTTTCCTTTTAATTCGTTTAAATTTATCATAATTCTTTACGTTCCAATCTTTCGATTGCCCTTTCTTTGTTTATGTCATTATAATAAACCTTTTTCAGTTTATTGTCAATACTTTTTTAAATCTTTTTAGTTTATCTCTTTTCTACATATTTAATAATATTTCCCGGCTGCATATCCAGCAATTCGCACAGCTTTTCTATTGTCTTAATTCCCACCATTTCATTTTTGCGTATCTTCTGCACCGCTGATTGACTGATTAAGTTCTCTTTTAATATTCGTGTAGAGTTATAGCCACTTTCTTTAAGCGTATCAAGCACATCTATTTTATATACAAGCATAGCTTTGCACCCTCCTTTTATTTTTTATTACATTATATAAAATACATTCTCAAAAGTCAATCAAAAATAATCTAAAAAAAGTTTATTTTATCTATTGACTTTAAACCGTTTTTAGTTTATTATAATAACTGTCAAGAGGACATACAAAAAGGCGGTTGCCACTCTACCAAAGTTTACAATCGCCACCAATCAAAAAGAAAGGTAAGCCGATTATATCGCAATCGGCGAAATGGTGCAAGATTATGAGATTTGAAGTTAAGGATGACACAATTACAAGTGAAACATTAGGGAAAACAGATATTTATAAGATAGTCGAAAAGATTCCATTCGGTTTCTATGTATGGAATATCGGCGAGAATATGGGGAGCGATGAATATATTCCACTTTGCCAGGATTTATATCTGAGAATTAAAGATAATTACTCTATCAATCCCGGCACTTTAAGAGCCATTAAGCTACCAAAAGAAGAAGTTAAGCTATTAAGAGAGGCCGCAGGCTGGGGAGTTAATAGCTTAGAGACAGCAAGAAAGGCATTAAAGAGCCGCCACCATAGTTATACGGCTGAAAAGAAGAGAGAAAACGCACGCAAAACAATAGATATATTTGAAAGAATTACAGAATAAGGAGGATTAAAAATGATTATAGGAACATTAGAAAACGGCAATAAATGCGTTTACGATTTACCAGCGGAAATCAAGACAGCGGCAGAGTTTGAAGCTCTTATATATGGCTATAATGATGGCAGACTAGCAGAAAGCCAGAGAGAAGAACTTTATAATCAACCTAAACTAAAAGGTTTAAATGGTCCGATGTGGAACGGCTGGGGAACTCTTAAGAGTACAGGCGAAACAGTCGCAATCATTCGCTATGAAAAGCCTAGCAAATATTAGTCGAAACCGCCACTTTTGGCGGTCTGTAGGAACTGCCCCACCTGCACCGATGAGACAGGGCGCACAATGAAAGGATGATTGATTATATGACAATTTATAAAACCACAGATTACTTTAATATTACGAAAGAAGAAGCAAGCAAGATTTGCAATGGATATGATACACGAGAAGAAGCAAAAGTTTTAGATTCTGGACTTGAGCATTTTTTCTTTGAAACCTTAGAATGTCTTACGGAGGAATATAATTCCAAAGAACGCAAGGAATATACTGAGGAAAAAGGCTATGAAGTAATTCTATTTGAATTTGTAGCAGACAATGGCAATCATAATAAATATTGTATGGTATTTAGATAGGAGGGTTAATACTATGACAAACGAAACAGCAGAACAGAAAGAAATAAGAATGTTTAATTTTTATAAAAAGGATTTGGAAAAGCTGGGAAAAGAAAACGGATATATTAGAATGAATGTTATTGAGTACGTTTGCGGCTTTCCAAAAATTAACGCTTTTGAAATGGCTAAGACCTTAAAAGATGACGGATATAATATACTTTTTGATGACTCTAGCATAAGCAGAACAGAGAACGAAAAGAAAAGGCGAAAAGTTGAAAAAATCGCATAATTAGCAAGGTTGACACTTCCGGGGTTCGATTCCCCGGCTTGCTAAAATAAAAGAGAGGAAGTACAATATACTTCCTCTCTTACCATTCAAAATAGCACTTGTCCTAAAAATATACAACAACAAATGTCTTTGTTATAATAGCATATAAAATATAAAAAGTAAAGGAGATTTAAAAAGATGGCAGGATATTATAAAAATCAAATGAGTAACAACGCCGTTTGGGCGTATTCGCAAGGTGAAAAACCTATGTATAAGTGGACTAAAACCACTATTTTGGAAGAGATAGATAACATTTTTTGGCACGCTGATGAAAAAACAGAAATAGATTTTAAAAAAATGACATTAAAAGAATTGAAAGAGAATTTTCTGGTGTGGTCTTCCTGGCATCATACAGGAAAAAATTACAATGAAACAGATTTTTATTGTATAGAAGAAAGTGCAGTACTAAACTTTACAGTTAAAGAATTCGATAAAATTATATCTAACAGAAAAAAGAAAACGTATACGAGAAGAACTGCGGCAGAGTTAGAACAGATTAAAGCAGAAAAAGAAATAGATATATTGCTTACTGAGAGAAGCGAAGAACTTTATAGAAAATTATATATAATTTATATATATAAATCAGATTTAAAAACCTTTAAGGGTTTAATAAACAGGTTTTTGAATGATAAAATAAATATAGAAAAGGATTTTGCCGAAAGTGTAGAAATCGCAAGGCAAAAAGAAGAGCACAGAATAAAATGCTGGCAAGGAGATGTGAACGACTGGCACAACAGAGAAGGAATTGTTGATTTGTATTATAAAGACATAAGTGCCTATGTCTTAAAAATGCGAGGAATTAAAGATTGTGATATGAATAAAAAGTTTTTGAAGCAGATAAAAACAAAATTAGCGAATTAGCTTTTGGGGAGTGTACAGGTTGCGCCCTTTTGGCTTGCTCGATTCCAACCGCAAGCATTAAGCATATATTTTTATATGCTTTTCTTTGCGTACCTTGAAAAATTAATATAATAATGCTATGCTTATATATAAGGCTTTTAGGTGTACAAGTGTACCCAATTGGGGCGGCGTGCGTTCTGGAAAATCCGCCAAAACTGGCGACAGCTTCCACAACTTGTAAGGGCATATTATACCCATTTTATACAACGCTGTTAAAGACGTTTTAAGGCTGTTTTATTTTGTAGGCTTATAAATCTACACAAGCGTAATAAAACCGCCGTACAAGGCAAATCACAAAGCCACAAAGCCAAAATAAACACGAACCGCAGCCGGTCAAGTTTATATAATGCACTTTAATCTGTTAAAGTTTTTCATCAATTTTTCAGGGCAAATCCGAACGAAATCGGGAGCAAAAATTAAAATTCTGTGTAACCGATTTTTGGATTTCAAAATTGCATATGACGGGGGTTTCAAAAATTTCACATTATATTTTATGAGAAAATTTTTCCAATTTTTAGAGTAAGATTTAAACAAAATCTGAACCAAATTTTAAAAATTGTCAAAATCGTTTTTCTGAATATCAAAGATGTATCCGGGGGAGGTATCAAATGCGTTACCCCGAAATTTTTTGGCAACATTTTTCTGTATAAATCAATGCCTTACTTGAATACCGGCATTGACTAAGCTCATATATCAATAATTCTTTTGTCATAGTCGGATTAGTCTTTTGAATTATCTTTAACAACTCATCTATACTCATCATCCCACTCTCCTAACTGCTCCTAAAACCATATCAACAATGTCAAATACTTCATCGCCATAAGTTGCCACAAAATCGCACAATATCTCTTCCTGTTCGATAGGCAAATATACATCGTAGGACATACAGATTGCGTGGCATACTTCGTGTATCAGCACTTTGCGTTGCATAAATCCACGCAAGGCATTTGATAGATAAATTGTATGTGTATTTCTATCAGTTACACCTAAGCTGATTGTGCCGTCTGACCGCTTTAATTCACCCGAATTTGAATTTTTGGATTGCACTCGCCACATTGTGCCATTAATATTAAAAATCATCTGTATGCTCCTTTCTGAATAAAACAAAAACCACTAACCGATATTGGCTAGTGGTTTTCTAATTTCCATATTCTTTTTAATAACTCTACAAGATAATCTGGTGGCTTTCTTCTATCCTGTTCCCAACCTTGCAAAGTTCTTAATGGAAGTCCGAAATAATTAGCAAACTGCTGCTGCGACATTCCGGTTTCTTCTCTTAATTCTTTTATTGGTGAGCTATTTAAACTCAATATACTCACCGTCCTTTTCTTCAAAACCGTTAATCTTTTCTAACAGCTCATCAGTAATGACTGTTTCAAAATCACCACAACTATACTCTTCTTCGTCATAGTCGTAGTGGTCGCCAAAACTGCCACAGCGAGGACAAAACTCCATATCTGCTGTTGTTCCGTAACTGATTTCCCAGTTGCCATTTTCAAGGCAGTTATAATCAGTCCAAAAGCCGTAACTACCGCCATCGTTACATTTTTCTGGGCCGTAGTCTGAGTAATCATTAAATCTTACTCTCTTTATTTTTTTAGTTCTTCTTTTCTCATAATATTCACCTTTGCTTGATATTCAAGCCCTTTCTTTATTTCTTGATTGTATTATACGTCAATGGCGTATAGCTGTCAAGCAAAAGTTATAATTATTTTTTCACTAGCCAATATTCAGTTATCATTGTGCAAAAACAGGCTATGAATATTGCTACTCATAGCCCTTAAAATCATATCTTAGATACAAGAGTACTTAACTTCGTTTTAAGCAAGTTCTTCTCTTCTGCCGACATATCAGCCACCATACCTGTAATATCGCTTGCAAGTTCCTTAGTATAGCTGTCAAGTGACTTCATCTTATGTTCCTTATCTTCTGGTGTATTAGCCTTGTGCATTTCCTTAGTTTCTGTGTAGTTTCTCTTTGCTCTGTCGTAATTACTTTCAGACATTGGCTCTGTATAGTACATCTTGCCATAATCTCTATCCATATCCCTCATATGCTCTGATTCTGGGTACATGTGCATATAAGGTGGCTCTTCATATCCTCTGCGGTATGTTCCTTTGCCTTTTGGGGCAAATCTGCCATTTGCATAGCGGTAGTGGTCGTAATATCTTCTACCACTTTCTTCGCCATATTCTGCCTTAAGACTTCTTAGGAGCTCTTTGTCGTACTCTTCTTCCTCTTCATCAGCCTTTTTCATAGACTTAATGATAACTGCACGATATTCAGCTTCGCATAAATCCTTAATCATATCCACAGCTTCTGACATTTCCTCAACATTTACATTTTCAATGCCCTTATCAAGTTCAGATAGTGTCTTTTCGGTAAGGCACTCAACCATTTTGTGTATTCTTTCAATATGCATAACGTCAAGCCTCCCTTACTGCGATTAAGTTGCTGTTCTGCACCTCAACAGCCTGTGTAGATGTATTTTGCACCGCTACTGTACTGCAACAACCACAAGGCACATCAACGTATGCCTGCGCTGAAACGTTAAATAAATTTTGTACTGCTGCCGGAGTAACTATCATTCGTGTTGACTGTAAAGGCTCTCCGTCTACTGCAATGGCAAGCGAAATAGCTCCAACTGTACCGCCTGTAGGTATCTGAATGTTTCCACTATAAGATACTAAAAATCTAGCTTTGCACTGATTAGTAATACCTCTTAGCTTTATAATTCCACTTCCCTGTCTGTGGACTATACATTTAGTTCCACATACCGGTGTTTCTGTGAAAGCTACATCTTCTCCAGCAGCAACTGTTTGTAATGCAATTCCTGTTATTTCCATTGTTTTACCTCTCTTTCATAAAAATAAGGGCAAACATTATAGCCTGCCCTTTGTGTTTGTAAGTAATACTGCTTAGCAGACATAATCTTCCGAGTTTTCTTTCGAGTTAAACTCGATACTTAACTCGATTAAACCGATTAAAACCAAGATAAACTAAGAATTAAACCGATTAAATTTGATTAAGATACTTGATTATTTAATTGTTTAGCATCCGCATCCTGTATTACATCCGCATCCATAATACGCATTTGGATTAGGTACTGTATATGCCGGAATTGGTGCCGGATTTACAGCATTGATAATCTGCTGTGTCTGAGCTGCCATCTGAGTTGTAAGTAATGCACTCTGACGATCCTGCGAAGCTGCTCTGCGAAGGTCGTTATTTTCTGCCTGTAAGGAAGAAATTTTCTCATTGCAGAGATAATCGAGAATAGCGCGCGTTCCTGCATTCTGACTGTCGATAATGTCTCTTGCGTTATTGTTCATTGTGTTTTGTAAAGCGCAAGTGTTAGTTGCCATGTTGTAGTTTACACCTTGGATAGCTTCACGAGTTTCACAGCAGCAGTTAGCAAGCTGTGCCTGTAATGCGTTTATATTCTGCATATTAGCGACTGTATCAGCGTTAATAGCCTGCTGGATGCCATAGCCTGTCTGCATAATATTTGTGTTAATGCCATTGAAACCTGTGAGCATACTGTTGTTCATAGCATAAAAGCCGTCACAAAGTCCGTTAGAAATGCCATCTAACTTGCTGATAACTGCCTGATTGTCAAAACCTCTTTGTATAGCTGAATCAGTGTAGCCTGCGCCGTTGCCATTTCCACCGAAACCGCCCCAGCCGTTATTGCCCCAGCCAAAGATTAAGAGAATTACAATCCACCATGCACCATCGCCCCACATACCATCGTTATTACGATTATTGCCTGTTACTGCGGCAATATCTGCGAGACTAACTCCGTTTGAATTAAACATCTTGTTTACCTCCATTTATTTTATTAACAAATGGGATAACCGGTCATTATGTGCGCACAACCCAAAATGTCCTAATTCATCATACCCTTAATATCATTAAGGTTTATTCCTTGTGTATTCATAAAATTACTTAAAATTTGCTCTGCGCCTTGCGTGTTTCCACTGTTTATCTGATTAAGCAAGTTTTTTGCCATAGGATTTCCACGCTGTGCCGACTGTTGTAAACAATTCATTGCCATTTGCTGTGGATTCCGAATTGACTTAAGTTGATTTATAGTTTGAATTAACTGCTGATTCACTCTTCATCACCGCCCTTACTTTGAGTTCTTGATGTTTTTCTCTGTGTTCCTAAAGATTTATCAAATCTATTTTCCAACTGCCCTATTTTCTCCGATAATTCCTCAAACTTATTCAGAAATAGCTGTGTGCTTTCGTCTGATAGGGTAAATTTAGCGTTTTCTGTATTAGCCATAGAATTTACTGTCTGATTATCTTTAGGGGCTGTATAAGGCTTATACACAACCGTCTTAATTGTTCCGTCAGCATTCCAACCCTTAACATATATTTCCGACATATCCTGTTTTGGGAAAAATGCCATTGAGCCATCCATAGGCACTTCATTTGCATTAATATTTTCAACTGTCTGTACTATTCTTCCGTTAATGCCTGCTATCTGCTGTGGCATAGGCTGCTGATTCATCTGCATAGGCTGTTGTTGCAAGCTCTGCTGATAATTTTGCAAAAAGTTCATTCTATCCATATATGGATTTTGAGATTGCATATAAGAATTATTCATCATAGGCACTGCTTGATAAGGATTGTTCATTGTCTGCCTCCTCTAAAACTTCCTCGATTGCGTGGATAACAAGAGATAATGTCACTAAGTCAAGCTTTTGTAATTCTTCTTTACTCAAGATTTTTTCTCTAACTTCATCTGAAAACATTCGCACTACCTCTCTTTCTGATTATATTTTTGCATAAAAAAAGAGAAGAACATTATCAAGTTCTTCTCATATTTATGTCATACATCAAGGCTTTATTTAGTTTTAATTTACTACACACTTTTAATCTTGTTGCTACACACTTACTACACACTTTTGCTATTGAAATACATAGAAATACATAGAAATATGTGGAAATTGATAATTAATCTAATGCCGCTTAAAATCCCTTAAATACCGCATTTATTGTGCTTTTTGTTAAGTTCATAAGGGGTAGTCTGATATACGTAATAAGTTTTCCAAGTTAAATATATTATACATCTTAAACCCCCTTATTTTGTGGTTTTTTCAGTTTTAATGTGTGTAGTACTACACACTTACTACACAGCACTTTTCTTAAAATCAACAATGTTGTCCTTGTCTTTCACAATTCTTTCAATATCTACTGCCGCTCTTTCTTCTGTTACGTGTGTATATAAATCCATTGTCATTTTAAGAGTTGCATGACCTAAATATGATTGAACAACTTTTGCCTGCACACCTGCTTCAAAACATCTTGTAGCAAAAGTATGTCTTAAAGTATGTCCACTAAACACAGGAAATTCGTTATCAAAACTTCTTGCAAGATTTATTTGCTTAACAATAGCTTTAATTGAATCTGAATAAATCTGTGAATTGAGAGGCGTGTTATAACTTGTCACAAACAAATAATTGTTCTGCTCTTTAGGTCTTTTGCACTTTACAATATCCTTTAATTCGAACTGCTTTTCAAGATATTTAATACATTCGCTGTTAATAGGTACTTGTCTATAACTCTGTTTGGTTTTAGGCGGCTCAATGTGAAAAGTTTTGCACTTATCATCAAGGTATTTTTGATACACAAGTGTCTTATTAACATCAATATATCCCTCATCTAAGTGTATATCATTAGGTGTAAGTGCAAACAATTCCCCTGGCCGCAAGCCTGTATTAAGTGCTACATTGTACAAATTATCGTAAAATGTCCCTTTACTTGCTTCTAAAAACTCTATCTGTTGTTTTATTGTTAGTGTGAAAGCTTTAAGTTCTTTATCAGCCCTAAGCTTTACACCTTTTGCTGGATTTTTAATCATTAAGTCATCTTCTATTGCTCTACTGAACATATCATTAAGTATAACCTTAATCTTGTTCTGCCGTTCATATTTATAATTGTCATCAGCTATTTTATCAATTAGTGTTTGAATATCTGATTTAACAAAGGAATTTATGTTGCGATTTCCTAAAAAAGGTGATATATTTTTATTGTATATGTGAGTGTATTCCCTAAGGGTATTAGGGCGTACACTTTTCTTTTTGTACACTTCTATCCAACGATTAAACCAATCGTCCAACTTAATATCATCTCTAATGCTTGTAAATTGAATATTTTCTGCTATTGCAACAGCCAATTCTTTTTTAACTTCTGATAACTTTGTGCCATAAATATATTTAATCTTATTAAATCTATCTTTATATCTTCCTTGGTATACACCGTCCTTTCGCTGCGACAATCCTACACCTAGTTCTTTACCTTTTAAATCTTTTCCCATTCAAAAGCTCCTTTCTTTTGAAAAAAGCCTTGATATAGACAACCACATATTACTACATCAAGGCATATATTTCAATATATCTCTATATTTCGTTACTTTTTTCTATATAGTGCTCAAACTCCTTACGCTTAACAAGCCTCTTATTCCCAACTCTTAAAACAAATGGACAGCTAATTTCATTAAGCATACTGCTGATTCTATTAATTCCGATATTGCTATATTCGGACGCTTCTTCAACTGTTAATGTAACTTTTTCCCATATAGGAATTGTTTTAACCATGTCATCAGTCCTTTCTATCTTGATTTTTATATCCTTAACTCTTCTTGAAATTGTTGCTTTGGATAACATAAGTCTTTGACTAACCTGTTCTAAGCTCATATTACCCACAAGCAACTTGAAAATTCTTAGTTCCTCTTCTGTGAAATTGGCATTTTCAATTATTTCATCAAGCTCCGGCTTAGTCAGTCCCGAAAACTTCATAAGCCTATCTCCTTATTTAAACTTAATATGTTCTATTCCTGTTTCTTCGTATAACTGATTAACAAGCTCTTCCGCTGTGAATAATCCGTCATTATAGTTATCTATAAGTACTTTAAGTTCTCTCTGTACTTTTGTTAATCTCTGCTGTCCGAAACCGAACTTATCATGTAGTACCCACATAATTAATATCAATGCTGATTCAAAATTTTTCTTCTGCTGTTCATTGCTAATTCTATTCATCTGAACACGTAACATTTGCTCCTTAAACTTTTTCTGTTCTGCCTTACTCATATTTTCGCTTCTTTCTTAGAAATTGATTGTCGTATCGCCAGTAGTGCTTGCTATTGTCATTCTTAAGACTTTTACCTCTTTCGTAGTCTGTCTGCCAGCATTTCTGACATAATTGTCCTTGTGGTCTGTCAATAGGTTCTCCACAACGATAGCACAAGTGATTTTCTTTGCGATATTCTTTTATATTTTGCCTATTTTCAGTTCTTTTTCTGTGGATAGCATTATCTTTACTCTGGCATATAAAACACTTTGCTTTGCCCTCAACAGCTTTAGCCTTACCACATCTAACACATATGCCAGCTTTTCTACGTTCAGCGTATAAGTTTTTCGAATACTGTTTAAATGCTTCATTGTTTTTTCTTCGCTTATCATCACTTAATGGGTGATTAGCTCTATATTCAGCTTTGTTAGCCAAACATTCCGGACATATCTTTTCATCACCCACAAGTTTATTTTTGCGACATTCCGGGCAAATTTTAAACTGCCTGCAAAGTTCTCTAGTTTCTCTACTGTAAGTCGTTTGCTTCTCCCTACATTCTTCACAATAAAAGCCTTTTCTATCAAGCGGCTTGCCGCATTTAGGGCACAATCCATTCTCTCGGCGGTAATTATATAATTTCTTCTGCGGACTAATTGGCGTTGTCTCCATTGAAAATCAACCTCTCATTCTGTCAATTCTATCTTGTACCTCTCTAGGTGCTTCAATATAGCTCTCTGAATCTTCTTTTTGAGCGATAAGGTTGCTATTTTTGTCATTAAGTGTATTTATATCTCTTTGGAATTTTTGCTCGATTTGAGCCTTATACGAATTTGCATTCGCCTTTTCGATAAGTGACTTAATGTTATCCGGCATACGATTTATTTCATTCGCACGCTTAACAACTGTTTCATAGGTTCTTAGAAAATTTGATTGTATTACTGTTTCTATCGTCTGATAATCTGATGTCGCCCAGTTTTTAAGGTTGTCTGGCATACCAACCGCCTGTTTTACAAGTGGCGGTAGCTTGTTAAATTCTTCAACCGCCCCATATGTGCCGTTCCTTAATGCTTTACTGACTAATCCCCAAGCTGCCATTCCGTCAAGTTCCTGCGGCTGTGATATTGTCTGTATCTTACTCATTATCTGCCCTACATCTGGTGCAAAACCGCTAGTATTAGTTGTAATGCAAGCCCTTAACGCCTGTAAAACTAATTCTTCTGGATATTCAGCAAGCATTATATGCCAAGCATTAAGAGTAATCTCTTTATCTGGCGGATTGTAGTTAGGATAATAAGCTTGTATCGTCATTAGAAGTTTTCCGACCTGTTCCCTTGTCATTTCATTGCCTCCATCCATTCATCAAATACATTTTTCTTGCCTTGCTGTTTATTAGAATTATCTTCTTTTAGCTCAAACAGTCCTTGCCAGCAATGGTCTACTGACTGATTAAGAATTTTAATCGCTAAGTCATTATCTCCGCCAGACAGCTTTTCAAGAGTGTTCATAGTCCTATGTAATGCCTTGTCGGTACATATAGGTTTTTTAATTCTCTTACGCATTGTCACATACTCATTAAATGCTTCATCAAGTAATTCATCATCTGGGTAATAACTTTTCTTTTTGGATATTACGTTAGTAATATCTTTTTCTGTATTCTTATCTTCTTTAACTTCTTCTGTTCTTTTATTCTTACTTTCTTTTAATATAGAGTTTGTTAATAGAATGTTATCTGTTTGTTGATTGTTTGTTAAGTTGCTTGTTATTTGTTTGTTATCTTGCTTGTTATCCGTTTGATACAAATTGTAGTTAACTACAGTAAATATCGTGAATTTGTTTGTTGCTTTGCTTGTTATTTCGCCTGTTAATTGTAAGTGTTTTAGCGAGGTACGAATTTCCATTACAGACAAATTAGTTTCTTTTGATAATTCAGATATTGAAGAGGGGAAAGACCCTCTTTCAATTATCTTACCTTTGTAATTTCCGTCTTTCCAATAGGCACTTATCAACATATACATAAAAAGTCTGAATGTATTAATATCGCTCCACCATTCCCACTTTAAAATCTTTCTGTCAATTTTAATAAAATTGCCTGCCATAATTACCTCTTCAAGTTCTGTCACATTGTTACTTCACTAAATCATTAATATTAACTCTGAATCCGTCAAATTCCTTACCTTTACTTCTAACATAGGCAGATGTATCAAAGAACATCAAGTTGCCACTATTGTCCGTTGCCATACTTACACCATTTCTTGTAAGACTGCCTTTGAGTAGGTCAAGTAAAATCTGTATTTCCTGCTTTGTTTCGTCTTTCATTATTTACCTCTCCATATCTCTTCATCAAGAATATACTGTCTGATAAATCTATCTGCGTACTGTGGGTGTATCATTGACCTTGCTGTTTTTCTGTCTACGCCTAAGGGGTTTTTATCTGTCATATATTGTATTGGCTGCATACTTTCTACTTGTTCCAATGGTTCAAAAACAAGATTGTTTTTAGGATTTAATCCAATAAACCAATACTGAGTGGGCTTCTTGTAATAATCCCCATTCTGTGTCCTATCCCTATCAATTACACTTGGCTTCAAGCACCAGAAGTTTGTAAGGTAATGTAATCCACTTGTATTCAATGGATTTTCAATTACAATTTGCAAATGACCTCGCTGACAAATTATCACTAATTTATTCAGCTTTTCATAAAACAAATCAAGTTCCTTATGCCGTTTCATTGCCAATTCACATTTTTGCTCAATAGTGTAATTCCTGTACTGATAAGCCGTGCAAGCTAGATGCCTCAATCCCTGGTCTGAAAAATAAGTGCAAGGGAAAAATGCAAATATCAAATCATCAGGACTTATCTTATCAAACAAACTCGGCTCACCTTGATACCCCCTATCAATCTCTTCGAAAAGGTCAGTAACATAGTCGGTCTCGTTAAATTCATTCTGAATATCATAGTCGTAGGCTTCAATACCATACTTTTTGAAAGCGTTCTTGAATGTTCCTGACTGTTCAAATAAACAATGCACTATCATACTGTATCTCCTATAAAATCACTTATATTCATTTGACTGTCCTTTTCAAATACAAGCATTTCATTCTTTGCACGCTCGTAAAAGTTTCTGTCAATCTCGAATCCGTATGCACTTCTGCCAAGTTCTGCGGCGGCTCTTAGTGTGCTACCGCTGCCACAACAAGGGTCAATAACTATGTCTCCCTCGTCTGTAAAAATCTCAATCAGCTTTTTAAGGACTACTACAGGCTTTTGCGCTGGATGAATTTTCGGTATATCTTTTCCGTCTTTCTCCCAAGTGAACCAATTAAAAATCATATGCCCTGTGCCTCTGATATTCTTTCCGTTTTCATCAATCTGCAAGCCGTTTCTAAACTTCGGTAACTTGTTTCGGTACAATACAAGTGCATATTCTGTAGCGCCTACGATACGCATATTCGCTTTAAGTACCTGCGGGCTGTAATTCTTACAAAATACAAGCGGTATGTAATTAACAAATCCGTGTTTCTTTGCGGCGGCAATCAATGTTGATAACTGTTCAAACGAACAAAATACAATCATACAAGGGCTATTACTGCTTCTGCCCCTTGCGATAGGCTTTGCGTCCTCTTTTTTCAACATCTTTGAACAAAAATGGAAGTATTCGTACAGATTAAAGTTAAAATCTGAATTGAAAGCAGCCTTTTTCGCAAGTTTGCTTTCTCCGTTCTTATTATCGCCGCCGTTGTACCACATAGGGTTACTTCCATAAAAGTTAGTTCCTACATTGTAAGGAACATCAGCAATGATAAGTTGCGCTGGCGGTATTGCATATTTCTTGTAATTCTGCATTGAATCACGATATATCTCGCATTTAATCTTCTTTTTATACATTTTAAATCTACCAAAAGGAAACCTCGGTTTTATGTGCGCACAACCTATTCCTTTCTTTGATTTTTAGTTAGTTACTTTCTTCCTACAATGCGTTGCACCGAATTTGGATTTACCCACATATTCGTAACAATCAACACATTTCCATTTGCCGCTCTTTTTCGGTGCATCTGAACACCCATAGTATTTATGATTCTCGTTCGGATAATCATTCCAACAATGGCAGTCATAGTCTTTACTGATTATCTTCACCCACTTTCAATAAATCCATAAACTTCTCATACTGCTTCTGCGATACTTTATTATGCTCTTTTTCTGGCTTTAAGCGGATTATAAGGTGCTTTTCTGCGATAGAGGATAATTCCCTTGCTAACACCTTTTTGCCTTGCTGTATGCCTTGCATATAGCCTTTAGGCGCTTTTCTTTCTCCTATTGAACCACAAGCACGATTTTCTCCTTGACCACCTAAACTGACATTTCTAAGCTGATAACCTTTATCAGCATATAGCTTGATGTAATACTTCTCTTTTTCGTCAAGCTGACTTTCGGGGAAATTCAGAAATTCAACTCGCCAACCATAAGGATTTTTCTCTTTGTCGTACAGCTTATGCTTGCGTAAGCTAAGGTCTATGTGCTGTTCATAACCTACAAGGTGACTTGCCAATCTGCTAAGCGTATGTACCGCCTGTCCGACATACGCATACTTAAGTCCGTTTTTATCTTCTCGGAGTAAGAAGTATATTCCGCTTTTATCATTCAGTTTTGGATTCAGCTTTAATAGTCGCTTTTTATTTTCCTGTTCAATTGCCTTAGCTCTTGATATGTTTTGATAATTCAAGTGTTACCACCTGCCTTTACTATCTCGATTGCTTTGCCAATAAAATAATTTGGGTCATAATCCTGCAATGGGTCTTCGCATTCTTTTCTAAGTTCTTCCAACTGCTTCACAACACTGTCTACATCATAGGTAGTTAATTGACTGTCAATCACATCTGATAAAGCACTAAACATATCATTACTGCTTGTTTTTGTAAGAAGAATATCTATAAACCATTGTTGTGATAACTTTTCCTTTAGTTCATCTGCATCAATCAATCCCATACTTCATCACTCCTTCTTGTTTAAAGACTTGAGTATTTCTTTTAATTTGCTAAAATCTACGCTTCTTATGGATTTACGAACCGCATCAGAAAATGATATGCAAGCTATTCTAAATTGGAAAATTGCAAAATCTGTAGTTGCAAGAATTTCTGGATAGTTCTGCTTTATATATTCTGCGATAATATCGTTTCTTGTCATCATTGCTCTCCTTTCTGGCAGTTACATAAGCAACTGCCCCTCCAATCTAATTAAACGGAAGTTCACCTTCTACATCATCAGGAATGTTCATAAATTCGTCATTAGCGCTTGGATTGTTAGGTAATAGTCCATTATTGTTATTCTGCTGCTGCGTAGCCCTGCTTTCACAAAATTCGTGTCTTTCAACAACGCAATCATTAGTGTAGACTTTCTGTCCGTCCTTGTTAGTGTAATTGCCTGTCTGCCATCTGCCCTCAACGATAATCTTAGTTCCCTGATGAAGATACTTCTCTGCAAACTCTCCATTCTTACCAAACGCAATGCAGTTAATAAAGTCCGCTGCCTGTTCACCCTCTTTCTTAAAAGTTCTGTCAACAGCTAATGTGTATCTTGCTACCGCCATACTTCCGTTTACTGTCTGTGAATATCTTACTTCTGGCTCTCTAGTCAGCCTGCCACATAAAATCACACGATTCATTACTTTTCCTCACTTTCTAATAGTTCTTTATTATCAAAAATGTTGCCGATAACTTCAACTCGATTTCCGTTCTGAACGTATTTCCACAAATCATCATTTATAGAACCGCTTCCATTTTTCCCCATTCCGATAGCAAATGTTGTTCTAAAGCCTTTATAGAATACTTTTCCCAACCTTTTCTTCGTATCTTTGTTTGGGAATGGGCAATCATCATTATCTCGTTGGAACAAAATAATGTCACCTTCCCAAATCAGCTTGCCATTCTTGTCTTTCAAGCCTGTGCATTGGCAGATGGTGGATGGGTCTACTTCAATCATATTAGGCACATCATTTGTCATTCCCCACAGAATATACCGCTTTTCCCAAATGCCGTATAAATAGCCCTGAACCCATTCTCCGTTATCAATTCTTTTAGCCTTAAATAAATATCTATCTTCCATATTCTATCCTTTCTAATGCCTTGATATTTCAATCTCGCTATTCAATATGGCATTAAGTTCCTTGCTAAGTAAATCAAGCTCCTGTTTTGTCAATGATTGAGCTTCATTTATCGCACTCATTACAGATGTACTGTTTAATTTTCTATCATAGATATTTAATGCCTTACAATTCATATATAGCGTTTCTCCACAGCCACATAGTGTGTGAACACATATATCTAATCTTTTATTGTCACCTCTGTAGATGGTTCCAGACTCAACCGGCTTTCCATATTTTGCATTGCTTATATACTTCATACTCCCTCCTATTCCGCTTCTGATTGCAACCAATCCATACAACTAGCTTCTCCTTCGTATTCCTCTCCAAATGTGTTTTTGAATCCGACAAGAAATTCTGCTAACTCTTCATCCGACATATTCCTTATCCTGTCGGCATTGGTTGTTGTGAATTTAGATGAAGTAATCTCCATCGTCACGTCTGTAATAAGCCCATCTCCATAACCATCTAACTTTACAGATTCAATACTTCCAGAAAAATTGCCATTTAGAGATAGATTCAACATTCTTGGCTTTCCTGTAGCACCATATCTATTTTCTTTTGTATCAAGAATTTTTATCAAATCACTAACTGTTACTACTTTCATTTTCTCCACCTCTCAATTCTTTCAATACAATTTAAAAGCACCGTCCCATTTTTTCCACTTTAAAAGCTTTCCACAGTAATGACATTTTTCAAAATCATTGCTTGAAGTTACATATTCTCCGCATTTAGGACAACTGCCGCCTACGTATTCAAAATCACTTGACGGACATTGACTTATTACTTCTTCTATGTAGTTAGGTTCTTTTAATCTTGCTTCCGCCTCGCTCTTTGTAAGGAATACTGATTTGCCAAATTCTGAAGTGCGCACTGATATTTCATCTAAGGTATCTTTTGGGAAGCCTTCTGAATATGCAACACAGTGGTATATTGGTGTTTCAGAATGTATAGTTACTTCATAAACTTTATATTCTAATATTTGCCCCAATTCCCTGCAAAAATGCCAAACGGTATCCTTTGTTGTGCAAGACAATTTAATAAGTCTACCTTGCTCCTCTAAGTCCTCATAATCTGCTAATTTCTGTAACACATTATGACGATTGTTTTCCCATTCGATAGGTTCTCCACTAGGTGTAGCATATACACCTGTTCCGTTAGCACTTCTTCTTGTTAATCTCTCCATTTCCGCTCCTTTCTAAAACGGACATTCACTAGGATTTTTCAAATCCCAACTTTTTCCTGCAACCGCAACATCCACATTCGCCCCATAAGCGACTTTTTTCATTTTCTCGATGAAACTATCTCTATCAGCATTTTCACTTGATAGATGGCACATTATGACATTCTGCAAGCTATCTGAATAATTGGCCTTAACAAAATCACAAGCCGTGTCAATGGATAAATGACCTCTGAAAACGTGATTAGCTTTGCCCGTGTTATCCCTGTCGATTAAATCCTTGTCATAATTCACGCCTAAGAGAATGTAGTTTATGTCTTTAAACTTCCACTTGATTAATTCACAATCGGTAATATAAAGCATTCTCCCCATTTCCGGGTGAGTAATCAGAAATCCATATATCGGGCAAGGTGTTCCGTCTGCATTGGTATGCGTCCAATTTCCGTCTGTTGTTGTTAAATCAAATGTTCTTACAGTAAAATAAGAATTTGCTAGAAACTGATTCATAAGCAAGTCTTTGTATGGCTTACATACAGGAATGCCCATAGTTTCAAAATCTTTTAATGACTTGCTATGGTCAAGGTGTCGGTGGGTGCATAACACACCCACAACATTTTTAATGTTCCAGTTCAAGCCTTTTTTAATCTCCTTAATCGGTATTCCGCAATCAAGGATAAGTGTTTCTCCGCTTTCGGAAGTTAAGGTATAGCAATTACCTGTACTTCCTGTTGCGATACATTTAAGTTTCATTTAAGTACTCCTTTAATACTTAATATTCATATTTCCGTGTTCGTTTACCCAGTCAATAGCTTCTGCGTATGTCACACCATTGTTTTTCAAGATATATAGCAGCTTATGGAATTTAGGGTGCGTCTGCTTCAAAAGTTCAAATCTGCTTTCTTTCTCTAAGTGGCATCCGAATCCGCACAACACGCAGCCGGTTCTTTTACAACCTGTAGTTTTCAGCAACGGTCTTTCATTATCAAAAATCCCAAAATCTGCAAATGACATCTGATTTTCACATTGCCCCATAGCTTCATAATCTGTAACTACTTCGCCATAAACAGAACATATCGGCAGATTATTTTCTTTGATGTAAAGCAATACATCCTGTTCTGTCCAAAATGACATAGGGTTGCTATGCGGTCTTGTTACATTAAAAGCATTACAGCCGTCCTGTAGCCATTTCTGTGTACGCATAACGCTTTCACTTGCCATAGTCGCTATAATCGGCTTTCTGCCTGTTTTCTTTTCGTAATCGTGCGCAGGCTTTTTCTTCATAATGTCACAACATAAGTCGCTTATTTCAAATGGTGCATCAAGAAAGAATTTATATTTTTCTTGATTAAACTGACTATAATTGCCTTTACTATCTGTCAGTTCTCCATTCAGTCTGCGTAACCTATATTCTGAACCGCTAGGGATAACCCCCATCTGCAAACTCTTGTACTGTCCGTTTTGCTTGTTTATTCTCCTGTCTATTCCTAACAGGCCTGCCATATAGCAAGCATACGGAACCGTCTGTCTGTCTGTCTGTCTGTCTGTCTGTCTGTCTGTCTGTCTGTCTGTCTGTCTGTTAAGATTGTGTTTTTAGATTTTTGACTGTCAAGGTATTTAACATACTTTCTCGCACCACTTACGCAATTTGACACTTCCTTACTAATCATCGGAAATCCATACTTTTCGCAAACCTGTGCAAATGAAATCTTTGGCTTCAAAATCACAAGGTTATCAAAAGTCTTGGCAAACTCCTTTAACTCTGGATATTGTGTTGGAACATCTACAAACACAAAAGGAATATTTTTATATCCGCAAACTTCTCTGATTATGTGTGCCAAAACCGTGCTATCCTTGCCACCGCTAAATGACAGATATACTCCATCTTCGCCAAATTCGTTTACCCAGTTTCTTATTCTCTCTGCTGTCATTAAAACCTTGATATTCAGTGGTAATGCCTGCCATTGGTATAATTCCTGCATTGTGTGTTTTGCCATACTCACACCTCGATTTCATCATCCTGTGGGAACTGAAAGCACTCTGTTGTAGCTTTCTGAAATTGTTCCTCGCTCAAAATACTCTGTACTTCTTCAAAACGCTTTGAACCGGCTATGCAATGATAAAACTCATTATTTTCATACACTTTTCTAAGCATTTCCATAGCCTTAATTGCCTTTGCTTCGGTGGAATAGGTTGCTATAAGGCTGTTCATAAACACTTCCGGTGGCTCTGCGACATTTTTAACTGCAACAATTCCATAATTCCCACCACTACTATTTAATATTGAAAAAGCAAAGTTTTCATAAGGAACATCTGTTTTTCCTGTCTGTGAAATTACTCTCATATCAGCTCTCCTCACTCTGCATAAATTCTGGTAGTTCCTCTGACTGCTTGTCGGTTGCATCGGTCGGCTCTACATCAATTATGTTGTCCTCGTCAAAATCTACTGTGTTTGCGTTCTGCTCAATATCATAGGCAACATCCTGTTCGAGCATTTCATCGTGGTTGATTTCCTCGTAATCATCTTCTTTACCAAAACCGCTATGAGTATTGTTAATAGCTTTAAGAAGTCTGTTCTTAACAGTTTTCATAGCCATTTGGTCTGCGAATTTCTGATGAACTCCGTTTCCAGTCTCCTTATATCCATATCCCTGTTTCCAAGCTGTCTTTATCTGTGCCATAGTCATAACTTCTGCAATCTTCTCACCATTTCCCATAATCGCTACCGCATAAGCACCAACAATCTTGTCATTGTCGATATTCTCAAAGCTCTGTTCGTGGCAATCAATAATTGTCTTTGCATCCTCTTTGTGGTACTTGAATACATCTCCTTTATAAATAACTGATGCATTAATGTCTTTAAGCCCATATCTTCTAGCAAGGCAAGTTGCACCATAAACAGACGGCTGACAGCTTAATTTGCCCGCATAAGCGACAGGGTAACACTGCTTCTTTCTTATTGATAATCCGTCTGTTACCATTTCGATAAGTGCATTTTCGATACTTGCCCTTGTGCAACTCTGTAATACAGGCTTCTTATTCATATCCTGTGTGTCCTGTAAAATAAGCATTGCTGACATAAGCTCATTTGTGTAGTTGTAATCTTTAGGAAATGTTAAGCCAAATTTCTCTTTTTGCTTAATTTTAACAACCATTCCCTCTGTAAAATCTTTTGCTACAAGTTCTCTGCTTTCAGCTTCTTTCTTTTCCGCAACTGCTGTATTCTCTGCCATAATTATTCCTCACTTTCTTCCTTGTATTGCTCTTTCTATCGCATTTTCACCGTTACTCTCATTTTCCCATTTTCTTAAAGTTTGCCTACTAACTTTTAGCTCCCTACTCCAATCTGATAACGTTTTAGTAGTTCCATTGTGCGTGATATAATGACTATTACGCCTATTCTTAGATTGCTCTCTAGCCGGAATCCAAGTACAATTAGATGGTTCATAGTTTCCGTTTACGTCTATTCTTTCCAAGGTTAGTGATTCTTCATAGCCATTTTCAATAGCCCAATCGTAAAATAAGCAAAAATTATTTTTCCACTCATCACACATCACTATTCCTCTACCGCCATAATAAAAATAAGCTTTGCTATTCGGGTTAAAACAGCGTTGCTTAACATCTGTGTATATGCTGTACAATCTGGTATGTGTTTTATTATGAGTAGTAAAATACTCTGCGTTTCTTTGAGTTTTTATGCAACCACAACTTCTTACATTACCACTTCTTAAACTATCGCTTGATACCACTTTTTCATTACCGCAATCGCACAAGCAATTCCAATAGCAATTCTTGTGCCCAGATTTAGAATATTTGTACTCACAAAAACCAAGAACGATAAGCTTTCCATACCTTTTTCCAGTTATATCTTTGGTTTTTATTCTTTTATTTTCGCTAATCATTTTTTATCTCCAAAATTTCCATATCTCCATCACTAACAGCTAGCATTATTACTTGTGATTTAATTTTTTTTATAATATTTGATACATTTTCTGAATCGAGTGATTCTATATCATCAACAATTAAAGGGCAATTTATGTTACATATTTTTTGAATAGATAAACATATATCTATCTTCCCCATAATTTTCTTTGCTTTATTTGATGTACAATCTAATAACGATTTGTTATCTATGGTAGGAATACAAACTGTTTTATAACCACCAGACTTTGTATAAGTGAACAACTGCCACCTAACTAACCCAAAATGGCTGTTTACTGCTTCTGTCAAGGCTTCATTCTTTGCCTTGTCAAGTTCATCAAGCAAATCAAGAAGCTTCTCGGCATTGGCCTTATTCTGTTCGCTATCAATCCTTGTCTGCTTTAATTCTTTAAGTCGCTGTTCATCTGCTGCCGTATCAGACTTTGCAATCTGGCTTTCACATTCTGCTAACTGCTGCCTTAAAACTGTTTCCTGTACCTTTAATTCTGCCTTGACTGCTGAAATATCATTAGCTTTGTGCATAGCCTGTTCCTTTTCAGTAATCTGCTGTTCAAGTGCCTTGTATTCTTCGGTGGTTGTCACATCAATTTCCTGTGGAAGTTCTGATAACTGCTTTTCAAGGTCTGCAATAGCTGTGTTCAGCATTTCAAGGCTTTCTTTATGCTGCGGCAACTCTTTCTGTAAATCTTTAAGAATCTTCTTATTCTTATCAAGTTTGTCTTTAAAAAGGTTGCCATTGCTTGTGATAATCTTTAATTCTTCTGCCTTGTGACTATCAAAATCAGCTCTTAACTGTTCTTTCTTATCCTCGGGATATTCCTGTCCGCAATAGCTACAAATAAGGCTTGTTTCGTCAAATTTACGCTCATTCTCTGCTTTCCATTTATCCCTTATATTCTGCAAATTCCTATTTATGCTATCAATGGCATTCTGCTGATACTCGATGTTCTTTTCTGTATCAGTAATAGTCTTTTCTGTCTGCCTAACAAGAAACTGCTTATCAAAAATCTTGTTCTCAATATCTCTTCTAGCCTTAATATTTTCCTCATTGGCTTTACGGCGAATATCGTCAAGCTCAAACTTTAAGCTGAGAATATTAGCACTAGCATTGTCATATTCAGCCATCAGCTTGTCATTGTCGGTCTGCTTTGCCACGCAATCAGCAATCTGCTCTTTAAGGCTGTTCTTCTGCAATTCAAGGTCGGATACTTCAATAGCCTGTTTAAGCTGAATATCTCTTTCCTTTTCCTTAATCTGTCCATCAAGAATAGGCAAATCCTTTGTAATCTTGGTCTTGGTAGCCTTATTCATAGCGGATAATTCCTCAACTGTATACTTATTAAGCAAGGGAACTAACTCGGCTAGTTCAGCTTCCTGCGAAGCAATATCAAGGTCTGTAACATCTCCTACTAAACCAAATAAGTATTCTCTCATTTCTGCCGGTTTCTGATTAAGAAAAGCATTTACATTACTGCACATCTTAAACACATTCATATCAACATCAAGGTATGCGTTGAAGTCCTTTAATGTCTTAGGCACATCATTGATGAAATACTTGTTATCGTCCTTATAACTGCTGCCATCTTTGCTGTAAGTACGCTTCTGCACTTTCTTCATAGTTACTTCTTTTCCGTCAACATCAAGTGTAAGCTCAACACTTGTATCCATATCATCAACTGATACTCCGTCAATCTCTCTTCTGACAACCGGATTACCCTTTAATTCATAATCACAGTTGAATAAGCACCACAGATAAGCTGTGGCTATTGTTGACTTACCTACACCATTCTTAGCAATAATCTTTGTAATGCTGTAAAAATCAAACTCTGCGTGTGCATAGCACATAAAGTTTTCAAGAACTACCTTTTTTAAAACTGTTCTTTCCATAAACATATTCTTTCCTTATTTATATATTCATAATGAATACATCATCTTCTATTGAGAAGTTATCAACTGTCTTATCTGCAAGATAATGCCGTCTGTCAAGTTCATCAAATGTGCCGTCAAATATAACACCCTGAACTGGATGCCATACCTGACAACGCTTTTCATTATCTGCTGCCATACTAGCTAATTCCGAAACTGTAATATCACTATTCATCAGCATTCTCCTTTTCTTCTATAATCTCAACTCTGCCTACTGATACCTCGTAAGCTACTCTGTTTTCAATTTCATCTTCGCTTATCTTTTTTGCATAAAATCTTGACTGAAACCTGCCTGTCATTTCTATATGTGTTCCTACTGGCAAGTGACCGACAAACTTAGCTGTTCTGCCCCAAGTTATGCAAGGTATATAGTCTGACTTGCCATATGCTCTGTTAACAGCTATGAGAACATCTGTTATTTCTCTTCCAAGTGGTGTTACCCTGTATATAGGTTCTTTGCAAATAAAACCTCTAAGAACTACATCATTATTAAAAGGTAGTTCTTCCTCGTTTTCATATATCTCTATATTTTCAGTAAAGATAAAAAGCTCTAACTTACTTTTTTCTCCTATGTGCAGGTTATGACTTCTTACCTGTCCTGTAATCATCACGCAATCGCCTACTTTAATTTCTTTCATATCAATAATTCTGTCAGATATAACAACTGGCAGCGTATCAAAAGCTCCGCTAGTTCTTCTAACTGTTATAAAAGTCTTATAAAAGTCCTCTCCGTTTGATTCGTGATTGAAAACTGGCTCTTCTGCAACTAACCCAAAAGCTGTAATATTGTTATTTCTCTCTTTCATCTTTAGTTCTCCTTCTCTTTTTCTACAAATCCAACAACCTTACCGCCGTCAATAACTGTATACATATCCTTTTTCTCGTACATATCAATGCAATGCTGTACTGTTATCACTTTCTCGTTTACCTGTTTCATATTGTTCTTTCCTTTCTTCTGCATTAGTTCTTATTGTTGCAATAACGGCACAAACTGTTGTGAGTATTATGCCGAATATTATTCCTGCTATAAAACCTAGAATCATAGCTTATATCTCTCTTTCATTACTGTAGGCAGTTCGTAGCAGTCGATATAATCGTGAGTGTCTGCTATGTACTTCTTTTTAAGTTCACTCAAGCCACACCCGTATTCGTGCTTTAACTGCCCTAAAATGTCCTTTACAACTACTCTTCTTAAGAGTTCACAATTCTTATTTCTTCCTAAGAGGTAACTTGTTCTTCTGCCAATATGTGCCAGGATTTCAAGCTTTTCTGCCTCATTAATCTGCTCGCCTTTTTCAGAAATAATAAATATCAATCTGCTAAAACTCCTTTCTAATTAATAAGCTGAAATATCATTTGCGCAATAAATAATATTGCTGATAAAATCCATAAATATTCAGCTATCTTGCTGTCTCTCTTAGCTTTCTTGTATGCTGCAATAGAGACTTCTAAATTGTTTCTTTCCGCAATCAGTTCTTCTACTGATATGCTATACTGTGGTGTTGCCTGTACTTCCTTTTCCATAAAACAATCCTCCGCTTAATCATCAGCTCTCTAAGTTTATCTGTGCATTGCAATCTTTTATTAACATCATTGTGTTAGTGCTTGGCATCCAGTTTTTAATATATTCAACTGCCTGTTCATTCTTAAGCCTTGGTGTGTTGGCTCTTGAATTAACATTGAAATAATCCTTGTAATCGTGATTAATTTCTGCAAATACTTTTCTGCTTATTTCCTTGTAAGTGTTACTGTTTTTACCGCCTAAGATTTTTATTACCCTTGCTGATACTAAGTCATTAAGCACTTTCTGCTGTCCGTAATCAATGTTCATTGTATTTTCCAACTTAGACACTCTGTCTGACACATCATCTAACATACCTAGCTGTATTCTCATCATTTCCTGTGGGGATAACTTTTTCTGATAACTGCCTGTCTTTCTGATTGATGGAAGAACCTCGTCCATTACCCAACTTTCAAATTTCTCTGCACTAGGTAATTTTGATTTCATAATAAGTCGGTACAAATCGCCCTCATTTATGTATGACATCTGCTGAACACCACTAGATGTAGGGGTGTCACGTTTCGTTACTCCCTTGCAATGGTCACTTATTGCCTTGCGTGGGTTTACGTAGCCAAGTGCTGTTGCTACGTCTGTAGCTACAAAATATGGTTTTCCATCAATTTCTATTGTTCTGATTTCTCCGAACTCTTCATTACTAAAAATCTGTAATTCCATAAACTTCCTTTCTAAATAATTTGTGGTATAATCCTCTTATTCTATTAAGAAAAGAGGTGAAAATATGTTTCTAAAGTTTCAAATAACTTGCACTTGTTATAGCAAATATACCGTTAGCGAAGATATATCTACTAGCAAGATTGTTTGCCCTAACTGTGGCCTTGAATATCCTCACTCTGACAAAGTATTATCCATACTCAAGACTGCTAAGGAAATACCAGAGGGCAACATTGCTTTTGATAAAGAGTGCTGTATCAGTGTTCTTTCTCTTGGGGAAGAAATGAGTGGTTTTTAATAGATTGTTTCATATACTCTAAAAAGCCAATCATTTCCGCAACTGTTAGTTTGCTATCTTTGAGTTCTGATAAAACTTTATTCTCTAATTCAGAGATAGCAGACCTTGAAGAAAAATATTTCTCCATAAATACAGCTCCCTCACAAGTTTTGCATAAGTTGTCTTTAAGACTATTAAGATAACTTTTCTCTACTTCATCAATAAAGCTTGCCATTTTTACTCCTTTCTATCAGTTTTTTCTGATTCTCTTACCATTGCCATCCCCTCGGCGACACCAAGAATATAATTTTTCTTGTTGTCATCAAGTTTTGGAATTGTATCGGATAACTTCTTAATGATTTCCTTTTCCTTTTCGCTCATTTAATTCACTTCCTTTCTGTGATATAATGTGTTTAAAAAAACAAAGGAGTACTACTATGCAATATGTTCCAAATTATCCAAACTTAGATGATATGCTTGTTAAACCAGTAATTCCGAATGTAGAAATGCCTAAATATGAAAAAGGCAAATCGCCATATGAGCTTTTAGAAAGTCAATCTGCTTATCTTGAAAAGACAAGCAAAGAACTTCACGATATGGCTCAATCCGCTAAATCTCAAGCTGATTCCGCTAAAGAGATTGCTGAAAGTTCCAAAACGCAAGCTGATGTCGCATTAAAAACATCAAGTAAAGCCGATATTAAAGGTTGGATTTCCGTGGTTGTTTCTATCATCTGTGCTTTAATGGAATTTGCTGTACATCATTCAGAAATAATTGATTTTGTCAAAGATTTGGCAAAATAAAATGGCAAAAAATCTGAAACAGCAAAACAAATGTTGAAAGTACTAATGCAACGTCCGAAACAGATGGTTTTTTCATTCTTGCTCCTTTCTGCTTATTATCAAAATAATAAGTCAATTATCGTAAGTGAAATATTCAATATTGCAATAACAACAGCGATTATTGATGTTATTAATGCTATGTCACAAAGTCTTAATTTCTTCATTGATACCTCTTTACTTAATCCATTTTTCAACTGGGATTTTTGTTGCTTCTGCAATTTTTTGTACTGTGGTTAACGCCGGTAAAGAATTATTATCTTTCCACCTGCCTACAACTCCATTACCAAGACCACATTTTTTTTCAAATGCGTGTATTGACAAATTGTTTTCTTCGCAATAAGCGACAACATTTTGATAAAACATAGACTTCTCCTTTCTTTATTTAATAAAGATTTAGAGAAAAGCTTGACAATCTTTAGAGAAAGTTCTAATATATGAATTGTCGAGAAACATATTTTGAGAGCACTTCCCTTTAAGTTTATTTTTAGGCTTTTCCCTAACCTTTAAACTTATTATATAGAGTGTTCTCTAATTTGTCAACACCTTTTTTAGGTGAAACTCTAAAAAATGGAGGAAAACACAAATGAACACGGTAGAAAGAGTAAAAGACCTATGCAAACAAAGGAAGATTTCAATACATAAATTAGAATTAGAATGTGGTTTTGCTAACGGATATATAGGTCAGTTGCGTAAAGGTACATTGCCAGATGATAGGTTGGGAAAAATTGCCGAATATTTAGGCGTATCAGCCGAATATTTAAGAACTGGCGAAGAAGAGCAGCTTATTTTATCTGAACAAGCTGATTTGTGGATTAAAATTAGAAATGACAAAAGATTATTACACTCATTAAAAACATTTTTCGAGTTAAGTGACGAACAGCAAGAATATGTCCTCGGCTTAATTAATTTATTTAAAGGAGAGTCGTAATAAATGATTGAATCGAAGGATTTTTTAAAGACTATAGTAGAGAAAAGAGATAAAAATGGCAACACTAACTATGCCGACATTGCTAGTTGTCTTGGCATTGATATGATTTCAATGTTGCCATTTATGAGAGAGCTTAGCAATAAAGGTTACATCACCCAAACCCTTGAAGATGTAACTATTACTAAACTTGGACTACTTGCTTATGATGAACTTTAATTAATACTCACGATTTATGAAATTGCGATAAAATCTTTTATTCTTTCAAGTGTACTAGTGCAACATTATGTTGCACTAGTTTTCTTTATATCTGCTATTATTTTATAGATATACTCTAATACTGCATTATCGCTAGTATTTTCTACCATTTCAATAATTTCCTTTTTGTAGTCATTGTTATTCACATTCGCACTTCCCCTCTTTTACTATTGTGACGATGTAATTATTATAGAACACACGTTCTATCGTGTCAAGTGTAGCGGCGATATTGCCAACGCCAATCAAACAATATCGCCTGCCAGAACTTGAAAATGTTTAAGGGTCTTTTCTCAAAGACAAGTTTATTATACATTTATCGTTAGTATATTTCAAATACTTTCGGTCGTGTTATTTCGACTTTATTCGACAACTAACTGGAACTTATCGATTGCATTACCCATAACGCCTGCATATCCGTCCATTCCATTTGATGTTTCATTGTCTATCTGTTCTGGATAGAAGTTGCGGTTGTCAAATACAGATACCATATACTTTGCATACTTCCAAGGCTCACCCTCTGGCGTATAATAAATGATTTCTATTGCGTCAATCTCGTGCTTCTTGTCACCTGCATAGCCATTATCGTAATCGTCATAATTAAAGCCAGTAACATAAGGAAGCCAATCTCCGCCTTTTAAGTGAACTCTGTACTTAACTGAACCTCTGCTAACCTTGATAATAAGTGCTGTGATAGCTTTATTGTCGCCTGCACCAGCCCAATCTTCTCTGTCCTCTACTTCACCCCACCAACGGTCTGTATAAGCGGCATATGTAGCATATACGTGTTCATCTGTGCTATCCTCTGTGTTATCTTCTTCGCTGTTATCCTCTGTGCTATCTTCATCATTATGAAAGCCATAGAATACAGACAAGTCGCAAACTCCGTCTACTCCGTCAACAACGCCGCTTGATGTGTACTGCCAACCTGCAAGGTAATGGTCAATGTTAGGTGTTTTATCTGCGTCAGTTTCATCATTGAGTTGCATTTCATCATAGCCTAAGTAGTAACGTGCTATCCAGAACGGACAATCTAAGTCGCTAGGGTTTGTGTATGGTTTGATATAACTGCCATAGAATGATAAGCCAGTATATACACCGAAGTCATATCCCGCACCCTCAATAACCTCTTTGTAAGCCTTGATAATGTCGATAAGCTCTGAACCTAAGTTTCGCATACAAGTATCTTCAACGTCCATCCAGACAGTTACCTTGCGTCCGTCAAGCACCTCTAACACCCTTTTAGCCGCTACAACCGCTTCTTCTACTGTCGGTGTGTAAACATAATTGTATACACCGCAGATATGCACGCCTGCTAACTGACAGCCTTTCCAGTTGTTTTCGAATTGCTTATCTGGGTCAAAATCACGTCTGATAACCTTAAGAATAGCGTGAGTAAGTCCTGCCGCCTTAACTCTGTTCCAGTCAACTACACCATTCCACGCTGAAAAATCTCCACATTTAATCATAATTAAAATACCTCACTTTCTACTGTTCCTGTTGCATCTGAACTAACTGTGTTATCTTCTGCGCTGTATGTTGCCTTGTAAGTATTTTTAACGCCATCAAGAAAGCTCTTAAGCTCGCTGTCTAGTGCTATATCATTCGCCAAGTATGCCGCAAAATCATTGAAGCTAGCTGACATACTAACTGTGCCGCTTTCGCTGATTGTAGCTGACAGATAAGCTACCTGTTTAAGTGCTCCATCTGAGTTTTGAACGGATAATGTTCCGTTCTTCTGAATTGATGAGTTGATGTCTAACATTGTGTTTTACCTCCTAATTCGCATTAAAAAAGGACACCCGAAGATGTCCTTAATTGCTTAATTGCTTTTCCAATTTTTTAATACGCATATTCTGCGATTGTACAGTCGCAACTATATCCGCTATTAATTCATCATAGCGTAATGCGTATCTTGCTGTTAGCTCTTTAGTTGTATTTCCGTTTTCGTCTGAGACTTGTGTTTCGTAGTTATCATTATTAATCTTTTTATCGATAAATAATCCCCAGTCATCTTTCATAGTTTCTTTAACCTGCTGTGCAATAAATCCGTGATGGTAGCGATTAGAAGTACCGTTAATCATTTTAAATTCGCAAGGTTTTAAATTGTAGATAAATTCAGAAGAGTCTTCTGAATTCAATAAATGAACATCTTTTTTTACGTTCTCGTCTGAATCAGAAGCGATTGTTCCATAAATTGACCCGAAACATCGCAAATCATATCCTATGTATGTACTTCCATATACTGACAGTTCGCAGTTCTCGTAGTGTCTGTCCTCTGTATTTGTAATTCTGACATTTTGTGTGTCTTTTCCCGAATTTGGATTATAGCAATATACTGTAAGTGTCGTTGGTTTTTTAATATTGTCTTGGTAACCGCCATTCATCGAAATATTGGGTGAAAAAAACTCTAATGATTTGTTTAAATCGTCGTTTATTCTTATAACGAATTCGTATTCCGTATTTTCTGTTTTATTCTTAGTGCAATTTATCCCGACAGCGTCTCCATAATCTGCATTGAGCACTAAAGCTCTTCTTACTTCATTATTGCTAGTATAGTATCTTGTTGTAGTTATCGAACCTACATAATTTTCGTAATCGTCGACCCAAGAATAGAATTTAATGTAATTTTGGTCTATCGACATTCCTTTAATTCCATTATTTTGATATGTCGACAATATACCATTATCAATTGAGAAATTGCCAATTTGACCTTTAGAAGCATACATATATCCATCCGCACGAACGTACCAATTACCATAATATGCCCCATCTCTTTCTTCTTGGCAAGAGAATGTCCAAGCTTCGGAATTAGCGGGTGCCTGTATATAAGTTCTATATTTGCCGTAATCTTTATAGATAGAAGACTTGCTGATGTCCCAGCCTCCAATCGTGCCAGACGAAAAATAGCCGCTTCCTGTAATTTGTGCGTTAGTTGCATATAGTTTACCAGTTTGACTTATATAAAAATTAGGACTTTTGCTGTATCCCTCATCTTCAGTTCCGTGAAAAACCGAAAAAACATATGGTGTAATATCACCAGGTATTTGTAATGCAATTCTGAATAAGTCATTATTCTGCTTAAATATTGTACTTATTGAATCTTTAGACACTTTCCAGCCGCCAACGTTTCCGCCGTTGGCAATCAGATTGCTACAAGTTATAGTTCCGTCTGCTGTAATGCTGGCGTTCGTGCTGTTTAATGTAAACCTGTTGCCACTTAAATTAAGCCCACCCCTTGCAGTAATATTTATTGTATCTGCAATAGCTTCGATAGCACTCTTAAGCTCGCCTGTTTTAGGGTCTTTTTTGATATATAAATCAAGGCTTGTTTTAGTTGCATAACTTTCTAAATCGCTTGACTTAGCGTAAGTTCCACTAAGTGCCAAACTAATACTTGAACCATTATCATTAATTTCCTGCGTAATTTTGTTAATCATAGTAGTTGTTGTACTATAATTATCTGTCAGATTTTTCTTTGTCTGTGTTAATTCTGTTGATATGCTATTAAGATTAATCTTAAGACTAGCGTTTTGATTAAGCATATAAGCTAATTGTGTGTTAGATACCTCTTTCCAACCCCAATTACCTTTATCATCTTTAGCCCAACGCCAAGTTTTTTGAGCTGTTTCGTTGTATGCTATCGCTCCGCGATGTTTAGCATATTCATCATTGCTGTAAGTCCAAGTAAGATTATCACTTGGAAATAAATCGTCTGACGGATATATGGGTATGAACCAGTTCATAGCTGGATAATTATCTTTTGTAGGCGTTTCCGTAACTGTATACACCATAAAATTATCGTTCGTTTGTTGGTATAAGTCAGATAACGTTATTTCGTAGCTATCTAGCTTCTGATTAACAGTAGAAAACTTAGTCTTAATGCTTTCATTATCAACATTTTCAGTCCACCACAACTTGTTAGTGATAAAATCACTAGCAACTTTCATCATACCGCCCCATTGTGTGTAATCTTTACCAGCACCACTTGTTATAGCTTGCATAATGACATTAAGTGTCTGTCCCTCGTTGTCCAGATAAATTTTATTGCTCTTAAGTGTATGTGTGCTGTCGTTATTAATAACATTAAACAATGTTTCGATATCCAGCTTACTTGCATTAATATTAGCGTCATCTTGAACAACATCATCACGAACAACTTTTCTTGTAACGCCTTTTTCGGTAAGTCCTAAGGCATCAAACATAAGATTGCCAGCTTTATCCCAGACGTACATATTGTAGTCCGAATTAGCGTCTTTACCTATTTGAACTCTTGCAACCTTGTTATCATCTTTTATCTGTATCGTATTGTCAGCTATATCAAGATTTCCGCTTTCGCTTAGAATTTCAACAAGGTTTGTATAAATCTTCCCACTTGTAATCTTATCTGCGGCTATGCTGTCAATCATAGCATCCTTAATCTGTGCATTGCCGATAACACTTACAACCGCATTAGCAAATTCTGTTGTTAAGCTCTTGCCTGTCGCCGAACCAAACATTAAGGTCTTGATGTCTGCTACATCTGCATTTAACACGCCTACCTGTGCATAATCTGCTTGCAACTTAGCGATATTAGCTTCATTAATCGTAGCTTTACTTGCCGTCAAATTAACAATTTCCGCTGTGACAGTTTCAATCTTATTAGCCTTTAATTGGTCTATATACGCTTGATGCGCCTTTAAGTTCTCAACATTGGCATTAGTTATATCAGCATTTTCAATAACTGCCTTGTTGATTAAGACTAAATCGGCGTAGTATCGTTCCATTTGCTTTGTTATCGGACCACTAGCGATATTGCTGTTTTCTGTGTCAGATTGACCTATAGATGTAACAGTATCCATAAGTCCGCCGTCGCATTCGTGCGTAATCTGCATTATAGGCACTTTGTAATTAACGCCGCTCTTATTAACAGTTATAATGTCGCCTACTTCAAGCCGCCAGTCACCGACAAACTTAACTGTAAGCGGTCTGAACTGAAAGCCGCCTATCTTTTTATAGACTTCATTAAGAATTTCTTGTGTCATAAATGGATTAGCAAAGCTAAGTCCTGTCGTTCCGTCACCGGCAGTTATCTCGCTTGTTTTGCTATCACCGGACTTCGTATTATTGCAAGTCAGCTTTTTAATTGTAAAATCCTTGCTTGTTGTAAATGTAACGCCCTGCTGATAGTATTGGTGTCCGTCAAGCACATAGCCACTATCCTTATACCATTTAATTTCAAGGTTTCCGTCAGAATTAATAGCCGCATTTCCACCTTGTAGCATAGCCATATAACCAATCATTTCACGCATTGTATAACCTTGTGGCTTATCTGTAATTGTATGTGTGTTTGTTATGCTAGTTGCTAACTGTATGCCTAGCTTTGTACAGATTTCCTCTAAAATAGCCTTATCTGTACTAGGATAAGTCAAAGCTGAAAAATAACCTTTTTCAGCTTTGTACATCTTGTCATAAGCTGTGTACTTAGTGTATTCGCCGTTACTTTCTTCTTTAGTTACAGTAAATATGCCTATCTGTACATACTCAATGCCGCTATCGCCCTTAACACCCTCAAAAATGGTTATATCCTTATTTTCAAGCGTGATTTCTGGATTATAAATAGAAAAGGTAACACTACTACTGCAAGTGTTACCTATGGAAATGCTATTGTTCGGATTGATTATGTTGCTGTACTTAAACTCATTAAGTGTCTGATTGTATTCTTTTCCGTCAACTAAATATTTGCTGTAATATCTTGCATACAATAAATTGAAATCCGCATCCCAATTAATATTTTTCATTTATTGGATTGCTCCTTTCTGCTGATTAATCGTTAATCATAAAGCTAAGTGCGATAATCTTAGCTGGCTCAATGGCTTCACAACTATCAAATGCACTTATATCAACTTTTGTGTATTCAGATACTTCTATTTCCTGTTCTCCTAGTTCTTCAAGTTCTGATTTTATCTTATCGTTGTTATCTTTATTTTCCTCGCGTATCTTTTCTATCGTTTCTACAACTGCCTTAAAGTGTGACTCTAACATCTTAATGTTAGACATAATGGCAACTGCTAATCTGCCACCCATTTTAAGCTGTGCTACACTTCCAAGTGCTTCATAATGTGCTAAAACTTCATTTCCTGTTATTTTCATAGTCAATCTCCTTACTTCTGAATCAAACTTAATTTTGCTCCGACTATTAATCCGTCCTCATTCTTTGCTCTTGTGAGATACGGATATGTCACATCTCCTGTGTATATTGTCATTTCCTTTTGTGTACCGCCTAAGAATAGGACTTGTGCTGTCGGGAATGGGTTATTTTCATCACTAATCACATTATCAAGCAACAACGCCTGTTCACCTGTTAATGGTGGCAATTGTAGTTCTACTTTATCCTTAATAGCCACGATTGTGCCTACCATTTCTCCATAATCGTTTCTTCCTGTGTTCTTAGACCAAATCTTATTCCTACTATATGTGTAGCCGTTATATGCTACTGGGAATGTCACTCCCTCGATAATTACAGCACTTATCATTCAATCACCTCTTTTCTGTATATGTACTCCGTTAAGCCCAGACAGACTTAACCATATCGAAGATGGCATTAAGAATAATAACGATATGATAAGTGAACTGAACAACAATATAACAACAACGTGCGAAAATGCCATCATAACATACGCACCTGCTTTAGCGTTGGTGAATATAATGCCAGTTAAACTAACTAACACTGTAGCAATTAGGAGTTGGACAACAGTCGCAACTCTGCCTGAGGAATATAGACCGAGTAAAGTTATAAAATTTCCCGTTACAGTATATAATCCGGCGGGGCTTGTGGCATATGGACAATTAACACCTGTTGGTGCATTACAAATTTATAGTAATACGGAAATTAAGGTAAATCAAAGACAAACATATTACAATTTCACTTATTTTATTTAAGTATCAAGTAAAGTAAATTCAAACCCATTTTTATTGAATTCATAGAATGCGAAATTAACAACAGTAGGGCAGTTATTAGTAACAAAAAAATCCATATCGCCATCTTTTCCATATTCCCATATAATATATGACGAATTTAAGATTGGCGTTATGTGATAGCGTGCAGAACTTCCAGGGCCATAACCTTGTACAATAGCACAGGCTGCCGCAGCACTTGCTGTTCCTTGTACAAATGCAATTCCCCAAAAAATACTGTTTCCAGCAGCTTTTGTTGAGTGTACTCTTAATTTTTTCCTTATTGGAATATTAGTTATATGTTTATTGAAGATATTGTTGTTCAGTTCACTTATCATATCGTTATTATTCTTAATGCCATCTTCGATATGGTTAAGTCTGTCTGGGCTTAATGGAGTGCCGCCGCTTGTGCCAGCTTTCCACGCTTGCTTTATGTATTGTATAAAATTCATAGTAAAACCTCACTTCCTAAGCACACAAAAAGGACACCTCACAATTAAGTGAAATGTCCTTGTCATTTTGCTATTTATTTGTTATTATTGACGTGAGCAACTTATATGTACTCATATGTGCTAATCAGAACAGGTCTACCCAACTTGTTCTGATTTTTATTTATCTATTTTGCAATTATTAAGTATTAAAAACTGTCCTTTTTGAACTGTGCAATACGTCTGATTGTCAAAGTTATCATTGCTTACAATGTGGCTTTGCCTTAAATCATCATAGATACAATAATATCCTCTTGATGATGTGGCTATCAGTTTATATTCTCCTGGTTCTATGTCAATTCCAACCTCTAACATACAATTATCAAGAGTAGTTTTGGTTGTGTAATACTGTCTGAATTCTAAAAGAGGTATCGCATTGCACTTGTTTAGTTCAAGATATTCTCCATCTTCTACACTTATCAACATATTGCCTTTGAAATTTTCATTAAACTTTATTTTGGTTTTATTGCTGTCTGCATATACGCCAAAATAAGCCGAACCTTTGCTTGTTAATGATTGCAAATAGTAATCGCCGTTTGGAATATCTTTACCTACTTTGTAAGTGCCTGCCTTATATTTTGTCAGCTTATCATATGTATCTTGTGTTGTCTTTTGTATTGTAGCCGCCGTGGTCTTTTCAGTAGCTTTTTGTGTTGTAGTTGCAGGCTGTGTATTTGCTATTGTTTTATTATCGCTTTCAGTTATATTATTAATAATAAATAATGCTGTAACAAATACTATCCCTGCCAATACTGCAATCGCTATCTCCTGTAGCTTCTTTTTGTTATCTTTTTTATCCATTGTAATACACCCCTTTGCTTTTATAGTGCTTAAAGTATATCACAATGGATTGAATTATTCAATTAAATGTTAAACGCCGGCTGTCCTGTCATAGCTGTATACTGATTGGCATATCTCTGTGTTGTTCTGAACACTTCCTGTCCGTCAATCTGTACAACAATGCTTCCGTTTTGTTGTCCTACATTTGCATTAGCAAATACCTCTGACATACCCTCAATAACAGCTTGCTTAATGCCTTGTGTTATCTGGTCGTTGTTTGCAACTGCTGTCTTACCATTGCTGAATTTGCCAACCATTTCATTATGGTTAGCAAAGAAAAGTCCGTCCTCTGGAAAACCGCCTGTTGCGTATGCTCTAGGTATTCTTATCTGAAATGCACTTCTTGATACATTTCCCTCACTATCAAGTATTTCACCGCTAAAATTGCTTTCAAATGAGTTACTTAAAGCTCTGCGAATTCGCCAAGAATTATTATCAATGGTATCTGCCAATGAATCCATAAGTTCTGTACCAGTATCATAACCTATATCACCTGCATTAACTCTGCTGATAATTTCATTAAAGGCATCTCTAGCTCTATATGGTATATCGTTAATATTATTGGCAAAATTGCTTGTTAATGATGAACCTGCATTAGCACCAACACTTCCCATACGCGAGAATACATTTTCTGTGTTTGTGCCTATCGCATTTATCTTGCTGTTAATCTCATTTTTAGCTGTTTCAAATTCTGACTTAGCTGTGTTAGCTGTGTTGCTAACTTCTTGTCGTGTCTTTTCTGCAACTTCTTGTGCAGTATCTCCCAATGCTTCATAGCAATAACGCATATCATTTGTTGCTCTATCTGCTACGTTTCTAGCGTTATCAACTTCTGTCTGGTTCTTTTTTACTTCGCCATTAAGTTGCCTTATTTCTACTTGCAGTCCTGCAACCGCGTCTGCCTCTTGTGGTGTCATTTCTAACACAGATAATGCACCATTGTGAGTGAGTTCGTTATATTCTTGTTGCTTTTCGTTAAGTCTATCTTTGCTGTCCGCAAGTACATCTTCCATTTCTCTTAAGTTTTTCTTAGCTTTGTATTCCTCTTTTGCTAATTCAATGTATTCTTCTCTTAAAGCTTCTAGTCTGTATTCTTTTTCTTTATTTTCTATAAGCTTTTCTATTTCTTGTCTATTTCCAGAATAATATCCTGTGTTAGTATCTATAGCTTTCGATAATTCTGGTACTTTATCAACAAGTTTACCCGCTATATCCTTAAGTAATTCTTGCTGTTCTGTTGTTAAGTTAGTTTGGTCTGCTAATTCAAAATATTTTGTCTTTAATGCTTCTATTTCATCAACAGATGAATTGTTTTTCCACGTTTCCTCTATCGAAGCTACAGACTTTTCTATTTCGCTTGTAGTCTTGCTAACTTCTTTTCTTACGCTTTCATATCCAGACAAGTAATCTGGTATTTCTTCTTGGACTTTAATAAAGCCTTTGATTGCACCTGTAATTCCCACAACTGCCGCCATAGCCAATCCTGCCGGCCCGAAAGCTGTGTATAATCCTGCCGCACCGATAGCCGCACCACCTGCTATTTTAGCAATTGAAGCCACAAGGTTGTCACTTCCTTTGGCTATATCATAAAAGCCGCTTTCAATAAGTTTAAATTCTCCAAAAGCTGATACACCGCCAAGTAATGCTTTTTGGAATAGTGTCATATTATCTCTGGCAGTAGCTATTCCACCATTTAAAGCTGTGAACAACCCTTTATCCTTAACTACGTTTCCAAAGTCCTTAAAACTTGTTGTAACCTTTGCAAGTTTAGGGTGGAAAGAAAGAAGTGTAGCCGCCGTTTCATCATATCCCATTTTGGATAACTTTGTCGCTAACACTACATCTTCTGTTGCTTTGCTTAGGGAATTAAGCTTATTGTACGTTTTAGTTATGCTTTTTATTACATTTGTACCGCCTATCGCCTTAAGCACTTTAGGAACTGCCACAAGCGATATGAGAAGTGTTTCTATAGGCGCTTTAGATAGCATACCTAAGTATAATTCAATAGCCGCCTTTAAGCCTTGCACAAGCACTTTAGCCGCCGATTTAAACACCTTAGTCCAATTAATGCCTGCAAGGAAATCACCCATTTTCTGACCGATTTTAAACCAAGGGACTTTATCAATGGCATCTGCAAACCAGTTAAGTATTCCTGCCACTAGGTTAGATGTATCTTGACCTGCCTTAAAGAAATCACCAACTGCAAAATCTTTAAAAATCTGTTTAACAGGTTCGAGTGCTTTCTCTATTCTGTCAGCCCAGGCAACTGCCGAATTTTCCATATTGGCAAATGCTTTATTCCACGCCGCTTCATATTCTGCCGCCGCCTTAGCAATATCATCTGTCAAATCAATAGTGCTACCGCCACCACCGCTTGAGCCCTTGCTTGAGCTTGTATCGTCCTGTAATTTATTTATTTCATCAAATCCCATAAGGGATAATGTAGCTTTCTTAGCTGAATCAGCTACATCTTTGTAGCCGTCTGAAATATCTTCTAAGCCATCTGATGTGTCTTTATAGCCACTTTGTCCGAAGCTCTCAAAGTCAATCTTAACGCCCATTAAAGAAGCAAGATTGACTAATAATCTTTTGATTACAATAGTTACTCCGTTTACTACTGGCATAACCTTTGAAAGAATTGGGATAAATAGCTGTCCTGCTACCATTCCTACCTCTTTCATATTGTTGCTGAACTGGCGTAACATATTACTTGGGGAGTTGATTGTCAAATTTGTTATCGTATAGGCTCTTTATCCTATACTTCTTATAGTTTCCTATAAGTTCAGAGTACATTATCACCCACATCATTATGTTTGGTTTGGTGGTAGCCACTTCCACCTCATACTGCCCTATATGCAGTAGTGTCGGACACTCTTGGGAATATTATATTTATTCAATTCCTACTCGTTACGATACTCAATAGCCTGTTCGTAATCTATTGAGTTATCTCGGTATTAGCATAGTTGAAAACTTTAGCCTTTACCGATTTTGCCCGATTGCCATAAGATATTTCTATTCTTATGCAACACTTAGAAGATAAGCTATATCATTAACTTTCTTCCGTCTATTAGCTAAGTCGCCCCAAGATACTTTTGATTGGTCTAATATTGCTAACACTCTTAACTGTTGTTTTTCCATCTGTGTCATTTCAGACACCGACTTAGAAATGCCTAAGTTGTAAGCATACGTCGCTAATGTAGCATTGGTAATATCAATACCATACTTGTACAATGCCCTCGATTGTCCGATTAAACCGCTTTGTAAGTTCTGTGCTACTGTTGAATAGTCCACATTGAAAAGTGAGCTTATATCGCCCGCAAGCATTGTCATTGACTTTGTTATAGCCGTTGTTGCTTCGCCTGTCTGTCCTAACGAATTAGTAACAGAAGCTAACTGCGAAGCGTACTGTGTTACTTCTTGTATGTTAAGTCCTAAGTTCTTTGCTCCGCTTTCTTCAAGCAAACCGCCTTGAACATTAACTTTTAAACCAGACAGCTTTACGAGAGTATCGTTTACTCTGCTTTGAAAACTTTCTGCATATGCCGTAGCATTATCATATCCGTACTTTTCGTAATCTTTATCCCACTCTGAACCAATCTTGCCAAACGCTACCGCTTGATAGTTGAATGCTTCAATGTAATCTGTTGTTGACTTAATTGCTTCTATAAGTTTCTTACTGCCACGAATTACCATAAAATAAGTGGCATAAAACTTACCTATCGCACTTGCTAAGTTCCAACTGCTTCTAGTTGCTGTCCTAGCACTTGTAGACACGCCATACAGTGACTTTTGAAGTGAGTTTGAAGAAGTACCCACCTTGCTACCTTGACTAGCAAGATTAGCCAATGCGTTAGTCATTTGAATAACGTTCTGACTTACTGTTGGTGCTCTTGATAGCGTTGTCATTAAGCCATTTAAAGCATTGCCCAATTTCGGAATGTTTACAACGGCGTTTTCTATGCTCTTACTGCCTAGCTTACCAAGTGACTTTGCAAATTCTGTGACTTGTGTTGCATTTTGCGGAATAGCTGATATGCTTGCAACTGCCCTTGTGACAGCTTGAAGTGATGTAGCTGTGTTAGTTAGTGCAACTGAATCAACAGAACCTATCTTTGTGATGTTCTTAGCAAGCCTTGTAAAATCTGCTGTTCCTGCGTTCATATTCTGCATAGCAGAACCTAACTGACTAACACCACTCGCAAGACCGCTTAGTGATGAACCATTCACAGTTGCAAGTGATGTTGACAGCCTTGTGAGCTGATTTATCAGTTTATCAACAGAATTGATAGCTTTAGTGGCAGTACCGGTAATTTTGACTTCTAAACTGTCTAATTCCACGCTTATACCTCCGGCTTATCATTTTTAGGGTGTGTTAAATCCCAGTTTGCTTTTCGTATTTTCATATTCAAAACAAACTCTTCTCTCTTTCTTTGTATTTCATCTTTGCTGTCCTCTTTTTTGTTAATATCTCTATAAATAGGCTTGTCTGGGTATTCAAGCTCACCTTTACCCCAAGCACCACTTCTAACACCTATCTTGATTGCTGGGAGTATGTAACTACCTATCGCAAGCCATATATCTGAATCTATTCGTTGTCTTTCAAGTTTCTTGCCCTCTACAACCGCCCATAGCTTTTTAGGTGTCATTTTAAGAAAGTCTGAATAACTAACGCCTAGTGAGCTGGCTAAGACAAAGTATTCTTCCCATATTATTTTGTGGAAGTCTGCTTTTTCTTGTGGTCTTGTGGAACTACTGTCGGTTTCTTCTGTTCCTGTGCTGCTTCTTCCACATTGTTCGCCATTTCCTCTAACATCGCTGTTATTCCGCTCAGCTCGAAAAAACCATCATCTTCCATCGCTTTCTTGATTTCTTCAAACAATGTTCTATATCCGTAACTCTTATCTGTCTTTCTCTTCTCTGTAATATATGCCCTAGTGAGTTTCTTTGCTTCGTCCATAGTTACAGGGTTATTGTCAATACAGCCTGCATAAATGGCTAAAATGCAAATCTCTGGCACATCTGCTGTCATATTTGCTAGCCCATCAAAAGAAGCCTGTGCAACATTCTTATCTGTCTGTGCAAGTAAATAAGAACCATTAACAACAGAAAACATTTTCTGCACTATCTCCTTGCACTCTGCCGCACCGAAAGAGAACTCAACTTTGTATTCTTTTTCATTTACATTAATATTCATCATAATTTTTACCCTTTCCCACCCTATCGTCCATATAGGGAAAGGTGCGGATTTTACACCGCACCTACCTTTTAAAATAATTATTCTGTTACGTCATCAAGATATGATGTGTAGTCGGCTGTTTTGGCGTTTGTGCCACCAATCGACACAGCCTTTGATTCAATCGATTGGCTTATCATTCCCCCGATGTTGGGGTTACTGCTGTATCTGTTCCTACCATATCCTCAATAATAAGGTTGATAGCCATTGTAAGAAGTGAATTTTGCTCCTTGCCTGTAATTGGCAACTTTGAAGGCGGCTGTGCAACAAAGAACTCCGCATCTGATATACCCGGAGTAATCTCTTGAAACCACATTCTCTTTCCATCAGTTAAAGCCTTATATTCTGTAATAAGGTCTTTCCACTCTTTGATTGTAGCTTCCGTCTTATTAACTGTTACCGCAACTGTATCTGTAACTGTATCTCTACCTGCAATGTTTCTTGTCTGTAAATCTTCAAGTGCTGATGCATCTATAGCCTCTGGGGTTACTGTAATCTCATCAATAGAATTGATTCTATGAAGAAGTTTAAATGCTGTTGGTTTAGTACCTGCTGTAGTTTCAACTCCATAACTAAACGTGATTCCCAGTGCACTTAATCCTGCTACTGTATCTGCCATTGTCTACCTCCTAAAAATTCGCAAAAAAATAAGAGCATTTCTGCTCTTTGTTACAATAATCTGTCATTTGCTCCGATTAACCGCCTAAATCGTGCGGTACTCTTATGTACTTTATTGCTGATTGAGAACTCTGGCATTGCATTGCCTTGAAATCTCATTGTTTTAAATGTATCTGTAATTATCGTCATAACCTTGCGACAGTCAGACTTGCTTGTGTTAGTGGTAACATCTACTTGAAATGTTGCTAACAATGCGTTTATTGTCTGTCCGTCAAGTGTTTGTCCTTGTTCTACTGCTGGCAGTAGATGAATGTATACTGTTGGAAATACTGCTTGACCGCTGTTTTCTCCCTCATTGGTTATGACTATCTTTGGGTATGTTTTCTTTAATTGTGTTAGGGTTTTAGCCTTGACAAGTGCTGTGACTGTATTTTCAAGGTCTGTCGCCCAATCATTAGCGTTTGCCATTAACTAAACACCTCTCTTGCTATCTGCTTATATTGATTAATAATCTCTATTGTGGCGTTGTACATAGGCATTGTAGCTTTAACGCCGTGTGTGTAGTGCCATTGATTATCATTACCTAAGTAGTACCAGCCATCTTCAAATGCGCGTATTTGCCCTGGGTATGTTCCTACACCCAAGCCGAAATCATTAGCCTTTGGGTTCTCATTACCGCTGTTGTAATAAATACCAGCACCAAATTCAATCGCTAATAGCGTGTAAAATGGCTCTCTATCTTCTGCCTCAACAGTTTTACCGGTAGCAATTAAAATAGCTTGGTAGCCATCTTGAATAGGCTTTCTGTCAACTCTCAATGTTACTGTCCTACCTAATGGACTTTCATTAACGCTCACGATTGCCGCTTTGTCTCCTAATTCTGCTAATCGTTCAACAAGCAATCCGCATTTATACTGCAAACTCTGCTTATACTGTTGTAGCTGTCTGATAGCTTCATTTACGGACTTTTCAGATAATGATATATTAATTGTATGTCTTGCCATAAACACGCTCCTTAACTGCTTGCAAAATAGCTTGTCTTATGCTTTCATTTATTGGCTCTTGCGTAGATGGGATTGCCTTTCCTTTAAAGATAGAACCAACTAGCTGTTTATTTCTCTGATACTTCGTATTTACCACCTACTTTACAACTGCTTTAAGCATATACTTGGTTGAATATAATGCTGGTTTAATGCCTACAATCGTGAAATCCGCTGACGTTTTATCAACAAGGCTGTCAGATGTGTATGTAGGCTTGCTATCAAGCCAGATAAGGTCGCCTTTTTGAATAGGCAACACATTCCTATCTGTCAGCAAAATAGCGTCAAAATCAGCGGTATCAAAGCCGTATTCCTTGCTTTGTGCTTCTCCACCGCTGAAAGCTATGTTTGCTTTGAAGTCAACTGGCTCTGAAAAGCCTGTTTTCTCTTCAAGAACTTTGGGTATCTTATTTCCCTCATCGTCAAGATAAGGAATAAAGTTACCCTCTGTGTCGGTATATCCCTCATAAAGAATATTGCCGTCATCGTCTCTTTCGTAAATAGTTACTGTCTGTCCTTGAAGCGAATACTTCATAGCTTGCTTATTGATGTCAAGCATATTACTTCACATCCTTGCCAAATCGCTTCCATAGTTCAGACAGCTTCTCCCAACCGTACATCGCTACAAAAGCAACAACAAATCCTGCCATAATCGCCGCAAGAATCATATACCACAGTATTGTCATCTGAATATACTGCATATAGGCAACAAACGCCGCTACAGTAATACCGATTGACAGGACAAATACTACAATATCTGTAGGCACTTTATTGAATACTCCAATGCCCTTAATTACCTGCGTAATTACAGACACCATAAAAGCTAATGCCCCGATGATTGCCAACACGATTGTCATGTTTGTGATTAATACCTGCATAATTTCCATTAGTCTTTACCTCCATTCTTTAAGTGAATTTCCTGTATTTCGTTATACATCTTAGTTACCATTCCATTGCCGCCCAATGCGTGATATGCGTTATACATCTCAACAAAATTGTCATAAGCATAAGATGGAATTTCGCCTATTTTCATATACTTATCGTGATATTCGATAAGCTGTACTCGCAAAAGCAACATTGTACCTTTGCTATTGGCGTCTTTGTCTTTTTTCTGTTGCTTCAGAAGCCAAACTATATAGCCAAGTAATATCGGTAATACTACGGTATAAGTTTGTAATAAAAATTCTTTCATTTTATATCTCCTGTAAAATTAATAGGCACACCGCCCACCACCCTTAATGTGTGCCGCCTGCTACCATATTGCCGACATCAGCAAAATGGTAACGCACAATCTTCTTTAATATTCTGTAATGCCCTATAGGCGTTATAATACTTTGGCAAATGGAAATACCCCGACAAATAAGCTGTCTCTATCTCTCCAAGTTCTGTTGACACCGCCCTCATTCATACTCGCCATGTAGTTTTCACCAGCTTGTGAATGGTCGTAGACAGCCAGATTAACAATAACACTCTCAAATTTCTTCAAGTCCTCGGTTATCATTTCATCTGTGTAGCTGTCAGGGTAATTTCTTCTTGCCTTTACATCTTCTGTAGCCTGCTTAATAAGCTGTTCGATTATCGGATTATCTTCTTTGTTATCGAACACTACCACATCAGATGTTGTATCATCATCGTTTGTGACAGTTTCGATATGATATTGTCCGAGTCTTATTTTGACTTGCTCTAATGTGGTGTATTCCATAATTTCAGCTCCTATAACCCTAATTTCTCAATTAACAGTTCTTTAAGTTCTGCTCCTGTAAGCTCCATTGCGTTCTCAATACCTTGTTCTAAGGCAAGTGTCTGTAAGTCTGCTGTTGGCATACGCTTAATAGTTGTCTTACTATAATCAAAAGAAGCCCCATAATTATTATTTTCTGGAACTTCTTCACCTGCGTTATACCATTTACCATTATGAATCACTATATATGGATATTTCATAGTTGCACCCCCTACTCTTCGCTATGAACCTCATATACGAATGTGCTATCCATATTCTCGTATGATGGAAGAACAACCTCGGAAGCAAATGTTGACATCTTCATAGGTGGTCCGTACTCTGTCTTTGTAGCAACTGTAATACCTACGCCATATGTTGTTACATCAACATCAGCTACCTGTCTTGCAGTTCTTTCTTCTGGTGTAGTGCCGAACCAAGTGCTGCCAAGATTGCCAGCTGGAAGAAGTGTAACCTTGTTATCTGGGTAGAAATACTGCTCCTTGCCATCATCATCAATGTACATCTTATCGTAAAGTACGATAGTGAGCTTTGTTCTCTTCTGTACTACTGAAATAACAGTATCATCATCAACCTCGATAGTTGCTGTAAGGTTCTGTGCGAGTATTGAGTTTCTTATCTGTGCATTATCAAGCAAATACTGGAATGTATTGCTATTCATAAGCACATATTTAGCAATCTTGCCCTGCTTCTTTAACTTCTTTCTTGCGTTGTTAAGGTCTGTAAGCGGCTTTGAGTTGGTTGTATCGCTCCACATACTTGTGCCGGATAACTTTGCGTAATGGTCTTTTGCGTATGAACCATCCTTGTCATAATCGTAAGCATACTGAACGCCATCACTTACGATGGCAATTACTGGATGTCCTGCATTTGTAGAAAGAAGTGACATTCTCATACGCTCTGGAACAACTTCTGCACCGCTTACAAGGTTGTTAGTATCGTCATATACGCTTGATAAAGCACTTGCAAGGTAAGGGTCGTCTGCTGATTGAATACGCTCGATTTCAAGCATTTCCTCTTCGCCAACTGTCATTCCCTCACGGAAAAATGCCATCTGTGTTTTTTCTTTGCTTAATCCACCTCTAGCTCTAAGTGTTGGGATTGTGTCAAAGTTGGATGGTGCAAGTGATACTGGAAGTCCTTTATGTGTCTTAATCCAGCTTAAATCAAGCCCCTGTTTCTTTCTTTCCGGAAACCACTGTAAACCAAGATAAGGTATCTGATTACTAGCGTTTTCTGTTGCTGATAATGCGATAGACTTACTGTCTAATACTTCATTAATTAACATCTGTTTACCTCCTGTTATTATTCAAATACAATCATTGGAAGAGCCGTCTTAACTGTTGTGTCATATGTAACACCAGAGTGTGCTTCTGCTACCTTTGTGTTAAGATATGCTTTCTTAAGCAGTACACCCTGTGGTCTGTCCTCTGTTACATCAAACCTTAAGATACCCACTACTGTAGCTGTATTGTCAGCCTTGCCATTTGCTCCGATTGGAGTACCTGCTTTAACAATCTTCTTGCCCTGTGCGTTTGTAGTTGTTACACCATCAAAATCAAGTGTTAATGGGATTGCTTCATTAGGCTCTCTCTTTAAAATCTGAACATCTCCTGCGTATGAAGTCTTTTCATACTGCATATTCATTTCCTTTGCCATTTCTTACCTCCTGTTATTGCTGAATGTAATGTGATAAAACGTCATTGTTCTTAGGTGCATTAGATATAAGGCTTTCTGCTATCTTTTCAGCATTTGTCTTATTGTCTGCACCACCTTTATTACTGCCGCCGCCCGGAATATCTTGGTTTTTAGCAATCTCCTGTTCCTTAGCCTGTGCCGCAGCCGTTTCTTTTTCGGACATAATCTTGCCAAGTTCGGTGTAATCAAGGCTTCCATCATCTTTAACAACTGTCTTTGCCTGTTCAGCAGTAATCTTGAAATTAGTCATAGCTGCTTCCCTCTGGTCTCTGATAGCATTATTTTTCTGTAAATCTGCTATCTGCTGATTAGCTGTCTCTAAGGCTTTATTTGCCTTTTCAAGCTCTGTCAGATTACCAGCCTGTATTTCATCAAGCTGTTTCTGTAAGTCGTCTGCTGTGTCAGCCTTAGTCTTGTACTGCTTTGCCTTGTTTTTCTCCGTAGCAACTTCTGAATTGTTCTGATTAAGAAGATTAGTAATCTGTTCATCTGTTGCTTCTGGAAAAAGTTTTAATACATCTTCTCTTGTCATAATTACCTCCGTTAAACACACGCTTTTGTTACCGCAGGTCGCTCCTGCTGTGTCTTCTGCTATTTACCGCATAGCTGCAAAATGTATAAAATAAAAGCAGCTACCGATTATTCGATAACTGCCTTATTTTGCTGATTATTAAGTTGATTATTTTTTGACTGTTTTTTCATTTCTTCGTTTACCATATCTATTGTTTTATACAGAACATCAAAATATGGTTGCGACTGTAAAGATACTTTTTCCGCATCCCCCCATAATCCACACGTTGCAACCGCTATTCTTGGATTTATTCCTGCTTGTAGCATTTGTGCGAGTGCTTGTGTCTTTGTATAGAGATTATCTAACGGACTATGATTAATTTGTACATCAAAATCTCTTGGCGATAGTTTTAAATCATTCCCTGATAATCGCAATACATTTAAAGTTACTATCGCAAGCCTTTTCTCTGCGGATTTTACAATAGGGTCTTTTTGCTTTGCTCTGGTTTTTGAAAAATCCCATCCAGCTCTCAAAGATACCGCTCCCTGTGTATCGCCGCCAGAGTTTTGTGATTCTCTATTTGGTATCGCTAGGATAGCTTGAAGATTATCAAGCAAATCATCTTTAGCAACTTGACATTGTGTCTGATTAAGCTCCTGTGTCATAATCTCAACGTCTGACTTATTGTCTTTGTTGATAGATTTAACTGTAAGGGCGTGGTTCATTTTCATTTTTTCAAATGTTTCTGTGTCAACTTCACAATTAACAAACTTAACCCAGTACTCAACAAACTGCTGTATGCTATCCATTCTGTTAGACTGCATGTTATTAATAGCATCCAACATACCTATTACAAGCTCAATATCAGATATTCTTTCGTGGTTATTAGGGAACTCAACAATAGGAATTTCGCCATATGTATGTAGTTTTGCTTCAACTACTTTGCTGTCAACAATTCTAAAAGACATTGTGTCGGAAAAAGCCATTTTATACCAGTTTCCATCCTCGTCTTTAAGTTCCTGCACAACAAGCATAGGTTCTTCGGTACTTTCATTGTAAACAACATAAGTGTTCATTGGTGTAGGTGCTACAATTCTGAATGGTACATCTCCATTTTTAGGCTGAACCGCTTTAAATGATGTACCTGTTGCAGACTGCCACTCTCCAGCTTTAATATCTTTTTCTTGTTTATTGGCATCCGCCATAAAATCATTGAGTATGTCAACTGCCTTATTGATAGTTTCATCATCTTTGCGGCTAATAAACTGGATTGGCTCACCATACGTCTGTCCTACCTTGAATTGAACAATTTCATATGCGTGGTTCTCAACAATCTTGTTTGTAATATCTTCATTAGTCAGCTTATGTCTATACAGTATCGGTTGGTCGCCCTTGTAGTAATGCCACAGATACTTAATAACTGGCTTATTCCAATTAAATACACCTATAGTACTTCCAATAACCTTAACAACATTGTTAGCAGTTATTGTATCTACATTCGTGTATGCAATTTTTCTACCATAACAGCCTCTAACAAGGTCTTGAAAATACATTTTGTTCATATCTTACTCCTAATAAAATGTCATACCGCTTGAGCTTCTGCTGTTTGGTATTTCCTTAATCTGAAAATTATCATCATCGTTAGGCACATACCATATCCATTTACGGCAATGCTTGCACGCTAACTTATGTGTTCGTGGGTCTTTGCTGTCTGCTTTGGTTAAAAACTTGTGACAGTTCGGACACATAATTGATTTATCTTTATTCATATAAAAATTCATATTTCTACCTCATTGCATAACAAAAAACACCGCTACAATTAAGTAACGGTGCTTTCCGATAAAGGATTGTAATATTTGATGAAAAACAGTTCTGTAATTTCTTACAGGTATACTATACCACGCCGGCAATGTGACATTCTATGACATCTTTTATAAATATTCATTTCCATATTTATCTTCAAAAGCTTGTAATGCTTTAGCGTGTATTCTGTGTACCTGTCTCCAGCACCAGCCTGTTTCATTTGCAATTTTTTCAAATGTAAACTTTCTGACATATCTTAGAAACAATACTGTATAATAATCTTCGTTGTTTATCTGCTCTATCTGCTCTATTATTTTGTTCTTTACATCAATGTATTTATCTATAAGCTTGTCAAGGCTTTCTTCCATTTGTTCAAGTCTGACATATCCGCATCCTGTTTTGTCCGGATCTGATGATGACATAACTCTTTCTTCATTAACAACCGCTGATATGCTGTATGATAATTCTTTATACTGTGTTATTTCTATCAATTTATTATCAATTATCTTGTTGTAATAACTTATCTGATTCAGATAATCCTTAGTTGTCATAGTGAATTAATACCTCCTAAATGGATTTATAGCAGCTTCAACTTTAGCTGTTCTATTACCTTGTGTCATTCTTAGTGCAAAGTTTGAGAAAACATCTGGAACATCATCTAATTGTTTCTTACCTGATACTGAATATTGCTTTAATAGTGACATCATCACTCCGTATGGCTCATTAGGCTTATAAAGTGAGGGGTCTTTGAAAATAATGTGTTGTAATATCCAGTTAGAACATTGAAATATCCTTGCTTCCTTGTTTGTTTCTGTTGGTGTATCAGTAATATTGCAAATCCACCCAACGCTCTCAACACGCTTATTAACTTCCATAGCCACTCTATCGCCGCCGGCATTACGCTCAAATTCGCATTCCTGCACCTTATTATTTACAAGCACTCCTGCGGCATTTCTGTATTGTTCTTCATAATCAGCTGTATTGTCACATACGCAATCAATGCAGTAATAGTCTTCTCCGTGTTTCTGCAATACAGGCAATACGAAATAATCCGTACCTTTTCCCTTTGTATCGCATTGTGCCGTAATAATTTCCGGTTCTCCGTGTGGCAGATTAAGGTATCTGCGGATTTTATCATCTGGAAATAGTAATCCCTCACGTTCGATAGGTTCCTGTTTGTATAAACACCTGTAAGAGATTTCATCCATTAAAAGCTGTTGGTCAGCAAAAAACTCTTTTGTGAATCCGCTATACTCATAATCAAAATTACTCTCGCCTGTTACTGGATCAACATCTGGCACAGCAATAGTCTTAACTCTTTTATTGCCTGCGTACATATTCTGTATTCTTCCGATAACGTCATGTACGCTCCAACGTGTAGCAATGTGTATTTCTTTACAATTGTGTCCGTCCGTATCTTGGATTTTTCTTTGCCTAGCATCTACTGCATATTTATCCCATAGCTTATCAAGCACCATAGGATTAAGTGCTTCCTCAATGCCGCCTATCATATCATCCACAAGTAAAAACTTACTTGCACGAACTTTACCGGCATTCTTACTTCCTACAGATGTACATTGCACAGATGGAAATGGCTTATATTTGCCGATATTAAATTGTTCTAACTTTGCGTTAGTGCTTGTAACTGTCAAATTAGGAAAGATTTCGTTCCACGCATATTCATCAGCATTTGTAACAATATCGTATACGCCATCATAGTACATTCGTGTAATGTCGCCGGAATGGGAGTAAAAAAGGCAAAAATCATTAGGAAACCAGCCAGCTACTAAAGCATTAAACATTTTTTCAATAGTCGTCTTTCCTGCTCCTGGTATCAATGATACGCACAATATATCGTATTTATCATCAATCATACCCTGCAAAGCTTCTATTAGCCCCATTCTTAAGAATTGTTTGCGGCGTGGCATATAGAAGCGCTCTTTAGGTTCTCTTTTCTTTTCAAGATACATAAATGCACTATCTACTATTTTGCTTTGGGCTTCAAGCAGTAACACATCATAGTATTTATCAAGCAAATCAAAGGAACTTTTATTGTTAAAGACAAACTTCTCTATCTCCCACATAGATAGCCCTATATCACGCATACAAGCCTTTTCTATGAGTTCTTTTGTCCTAGCCGTACATTTTAACATTGTGTCAATTTCACCCTCATTCTTGGCAAGCTGGCACACGTTGTAGTAGGTTTCTATAATATTTTCATCTATTCCATTTTGGGATATGTATTTTTCGCAATCATCTATCAGTTGATTTAATTCAGAATTCAAGATAAGCACCTCCACTTAAAAGCAAAGGTGCTTATAGACCTCTGCCTATAACTGTTTTAGGGTAGCGCCACAAACCATTTATGTGGCGGTATTTCGCTTTATTTTACTATTATCATATCTTTTATCATTTGGACTGTATTATTTACTGCTTTTTTTAGAATATTATCGTCAATTTCTAAATCTCTTACTTCTCCGCTCCTAGCCATTCCTGCGCAGACGCAATCGCTAATCATTTCAAGTACATCTATCAGGTTTACATCGCCTGGGCAGTTCGATAATAAGTGATGTCTTTCGGCTTTGATATGTAGCTGATACCATTCATCATTCACAAAGTCCGTTCCATTGTTTATTGTAGATAAAAAATTATCATAGAACATTTTTTCTTGTGATTTTTTGGTGTAATCGTGATTTTTCCCTCTTTCTTCTATTATTTTTGACAGTTCATACATAACAGCTTCTACATCTTTAATGTGCATATTGTTTGCCTCTTGGAACTTCTCAAAAGTAACATCTTTAGGTGCCGTTCTTGTGTCTCCATTCGGATTTTTATAAATTTCTATCATATAATATTCCTTTCTAGGGTAGCAACTAACTCTATTTGTTAGCCGGTAAATATATTGTTAGATTGTTGGCATTGCGTCATTGCAAACCGCGTATAATTTCTCCAAAAGTACATTATAATCGTCAATTACATATCTTGCCGGAATCATATATGCTTTAATGCCATATTTTTCTGCTGTTTTTCTTTCGATATAGTAGCCATTCCAATCATAGCTCTCACATATTCCAATAAACACATCAGCCTGTGCCAGCTTTTTAAGACTTTCACCTAAATACCATACGGCTTCTTTGCTGTCTTTAGGTGGGTTATCCTCAATGTAGCTGTCGATAAGCTCTAGTTCCTCGCCCTCGTATATTTCAGCAATCTTTTTCATCTTCTGAATACTAGCTTTGATTTCTCCCTCTGTTCTGCCTTTCATCGGCACACTTACAAATAACTTCTTCATGTTCTCTATCTCCTTTTCTATGTTTTATCAGCCTTTAGCTTTCTAAGGTTAGCGGCTACAATTAATTTGTAGTCGCTAATTGTTTATTTTAATTTCTTAACTTCCAGACAAGTACGTTTTCCATCCTTTTCAATTCTCCATCTGGTACTCCAATGTTCAATGTGGCAGTTTTTATCTTCATTAAGTGGGACTCTATTGACAATAGCACTTGCAATAGTGCTTGGTGGAATGTCTAAATCATCTACAATCAATGTTTTCATTCCTCATAAACCTCTCAAAATCTCTCCTACACTTAAAGCATAAATCATACTTGTGGCTATGTAATCTAAATGTATGAATATTTTCAACTTCTGCCCCTATATCACCATCTTCAAATGTTGGTTCTAAACTTGAATATCGTGTAATCCAAGTGAATTTTATCTCGTTTCTTGGTTTTATCTTTATCTCTTTTCCGCACCTGTCGCAAGTGTGCCATTCTTTTTGATGTTTCATTCTTCCACCAACTTTCTACTGCAGATAGGGCAATAATTGATATCCATAACTTCCCAAAAATCAAAATAACTGTTAAACACACCAATCTGATACGTGTTATCTTCCGCTTGCATAATCCCATCTGATAAGTTTCTGTTCGGAACTAAGCTATAATCATCAATATTCCATTTTGTAGGATTTTCGCAAAATTTACACATATCACTTCTTCCCCCATAAATTATTTGGTAACTCCTCACCGCCGTAAATCTTGTTAGCATATTTCTTAAATGTCGGTACGCTACAACTTGCTACTTTTGCCGCTTTTACCTGTGAAGCCTGCCCCGATATGTACAGGTTAATTGCTTCATAAAACTTATCTTTGTTTAGTGGATGTACACCCATAGCCATAATAATCACTCCTTTACATTTCTATAAATCTATTTGCCAGCTTGCCAAGATATTCAGCGTTGGCAAAATGTGTTATTGAGTAGTTTGTGCTTTTTCTATGTTCTCTGATAAAATGGTCGTTAATCATTCTCTGTAAAACTGTAAATCCGTTATCGTCTGTTTCGTATATAGTGTCAGCGTCGAAATGTCCGTGTTCTGTATCTGTGATAGTTGATAGGACTGAACATACATTCTTTAATGTCTTGTCTGTAAGTATTGGGTGTACTTTGTGGAAATAGATTTCATATAACTGCATATACATCTTAAATCCATCCTTAACGCAATCACATATAGCTGAATTATCTATATCGTCGTCACAGATGTTATTGAACCTATTAACCATATCTTTTTCTTTAAGCAACATTTCATCTCTTGTGACAGCTCTTGCCGTCGGTTTCTCTGAAAACGATGTATGTACCTCTCCATCAATGTTAATTGATGTATTGTCCTTATTAGTAATTTCTGGATTATAATCTCTGTTTAAGTAATCTATGTTAGTATTATCTGGTATTGCTTCGTCACTAGCTTGTGTTTGATTTTTCATTGGCTCATTATTGATTACGCACGAGTGCGTAATGGTTTTTTCATTTTCTGGAATTTCAATTTTATAATCGCTTAATGGATAACCATTCTTTTTAAGGTCTTTTGCAATATTTACAAGATTTACCCTATATTGTAATGTTCTATCCCACTTATATTTAGGGTTATTTCGCTTTGAGATATAACCCATATTCACCAAATCACTGATATATCTTCTTATCTGACTTGCAGATAAACCTAACATAACCTCGTCAGCTAATTCTTCGGCGGTTTTATATATCCAACCATAGAAAAGCTCTCTTTCTTCTTCGCCATTGCTCTTTGCAATCTCATTTTCTTTTTGAATAAACTTATCTGCATCCGATACTCTTTCAGACCAATAGATAAACTGATTGAGAATGATTGCTTTTCTATAATCGTTTGTTATTGATAATAAATCTTCTCTGATTACAGCCTTTTTAATTCTAACTTCCGCCATATTAAACACCATCCTTTCTACTGATTTTGTATAAAGAATGAAATTCATAATGACAATTAGGACATATCCTTACAATTTTTGTTCCACCCATTGATTTTGGTATTGGATAATGGTGTTCGTTTATAACATTGCAACCGCAACCACACCATTCGCATTTAAACTTACAATTATGTTTACTTTTTAAAACAATTTCTTTTGCTTCTTCCGGCTTTATTTTATCTGCTGTTATATAGCCTTTGTCGAGAAGAAAGCTTAAAGACCTTTGTATTGTTTTTATTGAGAAAAATGGTAAATATCTCTTTTGAACATAGGCTAAATCCTGTTTATTAAATAAATCAATGTTGTTTTCTTTTTTAGCCTTTTTGATTTCTGTATAGACTACTGAATTGTGTAATCCTATTTGTTCTGCCAATCCAATATCTACTTGCAGTGTGTTTTTTGAATTAAATAAATCTTTTACCGTCATAAATTACCTCCTACGAAAGATAATAAGAGCGTACCGCCTTATTCGCTCAACTCTACGATTAGTAATAACAACAAACAGGCAGTCGTAGTTCTGCTTTTCGCTTCGTCAAGCTAGTTTGTTGTAAAGGTGAAAGTCAGAATCGAACTGACAATTGCAAATTTGTAGTCTGTTGCCTTACCATTTGGCTATTTCACCATATTGGTGGTTTTTTACTTGGTTATCACCACCCAAGGATTTTTTACTCAGCCGCAAGCGGCTCAATCCAGTTCCCTGTACTAAGTTTAACCGGTATATTGATTAGCACCTGCATTTCTCTAATAAACGCACTAGGGGTGTACTGGCAACATCGCCAATGGGGAAGAGAGGAATCGAACCTCTATTGTTTACCACTTGGGAACAGATTTACAGTCTGCCGCAACACCGCCAATCGTTGCCGCTTCTCCATATCGTTTTAAAAGACTAGCATTGTGAAAATGTTTCGATTAAGGTGGATAGTTGATACTGAAAAACAATGCTAGTCTTAATAGCAGTATAGGCTATGACACCTATAACAGGTCGTGGCAAAGCTTGGATGTCATTCTACCCGTGCAGTTGGGCTCAAAGAAAGTAGCTTCGCTCGCTGTCTATCCATACAGATAACTGCTGCGCTATAGGTATAACTTAATTTTATTTGCGTATTTATAATACGCAAAACCTCACGGACTATCTGACAGTCCTTAACAGCTCTCGCTATGAGGTGAAAGGAGGACTTAATGCTAGTAAGCCAATAAGTCCTGTAAAGGCACAAGTGTAATTAAACACTTGAACTACCACTGTGGGATTTGAACCCACGATACAGGAATCAAAATCCTGTGCCTTGACCACTTGGCTAAGGGGCAATATGCTATTCTTTTGTTTCAAAGAGTACTGCATTTTTATTTGCTGTTTCAAGCTCTGTGAAGTTATCCTTGCCTTTTACAACATTTGGATTGCCATTACAGGCATTACAAGGCTTTTCACAATATAACTTATGTCTATGTTTGCACTGGTAACAGTGCTTATCCTGATTACCCATTATTTATCACCTGCCTGTCTGTGATTAGCTTTGTAAGAATCAAAGCCATTCGGATAACGTGCTATAAGCTTATCTATGTTTGTCTGCATTACATCATCAAGACTGAATCCGCAGGCTTCGCAAATCATAGCAACGTACCACATTACATCGCCGCACTCTTTCTTGAGGTGCTCTAAGTCTATGCCTTTTTCGTGGAATATGCCCTTTTTAACGAGGTCTGATACTTCGCCGGCTTCACCAGTTAAACCTAAGACACCATTAAGAAGCCCTGCTATGTCATTTATGTTGCTACACTTAGCATTGTTTTCTGTTAGAGGACTAAGTGGAAGCTTACCAGTTAATTCAGTAATTAATCTATGATGAGCCTTTTTATCGTTAGTACGCATAGCCAATTTTTGGTATTCATTGCCCTGCATTTATAGCTCCTAACTCTTTTTCTGTTTTTTAAATTTTTTTGGAATTTATTCAGCCGACTAGCTGATTCTCTGATGTGTTTATTGAATATCTTGTGATTAATTAATATGTGTCTATTATACACCTAATTAGCTTAAATGTATAGATATTAATTAGATTATTTT